TGGAGCTGGTGACAGGACTCGAACCTGCAACCTGATGATTACAAGGCACCTGCTCTACCAATTGGAGCTACACCAGCATATAGGAGGCCGCCACTGTTCTAACCACTTAAACTACCGGCCCCAATCGGGGCCAGGCGGGATTCGAACCCAGCATCTTTGGCCGCCGGTGCACAGAGTCCGGTTTTTACGGAAGCCGACTCTCGAAGAAAACCGCCGCTTTCTATCACCCCTGATTGTGGGGCCGCGCACTCAGCTTTATCCGCGGTAACTGTATGCGCTGTATGTCAGATTTCTTACGCCCATGTGCTGAGGGCGCCGGCAGTCGTAGGGGCATTCCATTCTGACGACCCGTGTTTGCCGTGGTGCTGATTTGTGGTGCTCTTTGAACTGGCCTTACCCAGAGAGAACGCGCATCGGCACACCAAACCTTCGGAGCAGCTCTCTTTTGTGAACCTGCCTATTTCCTGACCCGACAGCGGGGGCAATTAAGCGACTCGTTCTTTGGCCTGGCTGCCGCTTCCACCAGTTTGTTTATAAAAGGCTTAGTCTACTTTCGCCTTTGGGCAAGTGCCTCACCCTTCTGCGCGCGTTCAGAAAAAGGATGCCCATGTAGATTGGCACTGGTGACGAATGCTGGGATCGAACCAGCGACCTCATGCTTGTAAGGCACGCGCTCTAACCAGCTGAGCTAATCCGCCATTTCCTACTTTCTGTAATTATTATAACACAAAAATTTTTTTGTGTCAACCTGACGCTCAATTTTCCATATAGCCGAGGTAAGGGTCAGGAGTTCCATTAAGGCCGGTCACATCAGTGTCGTTCACATCATCGGGGTCAATACCGGTCTGAAGAAAGGCGGCCTCGATGATGTCGTCGGGGTCCAGAGGAACATCGCTCTCAACGGTAGTGAGGACGGTTATGTTCACGCTGTAAGTGTATTTCATAGGTCTTATCCCCTCTCTCATTTTCTATAATAATTATACCACAAAAATTTTTTTGTGTCAAATAGCGGGAAGTAGAACCCTATGGCGAGTTGTAAAGGAACTTCTTATGCTATTGGAGAGGTGGCGTCATCCCATCAGACACTCATTAAGGCGCAATAACGTTGCACCGCCCCTGTGGTGCTCCCTAAGGGACTCGAACCCTTAACTTACAGAACCTAAATCTGCCGCGTCTGCCAGTTGCGCCAAAGGAGCATAGTAGGCTTTTGAAGAGAGCCTTAACTCTTGGCGCCAGGGGCAGGATTCGAACCCGCGGGCCACGTCCTAGGTGACACAGAAGATTTCAAGTCTACGCCGTTATGTCCACTTCGGTACCCTGGCTTATGTTCTTCTATGTGTTCTGGCAGAATTTTTGTTTTTCGACTTGTAAGTGGGCAACTGACTATCGCAATTAGGGCAAATCAATCGAAGATTTTCTCTATTGTTATGAGAGGCATCGCCATCAATGTGGTCAAGAATAAAAATTAAAGGCTTTCCTTCCCACTCATTCGGCATCCCGCAAATCGCACAACAATAATCTTGCTGCTCATAGAGATAATCTCGAATAGCATTTCTTAAAGTAGTAGCTACTCCACAGCCAGTATCTCCAGTTTCTAACCATTTGGCAACAGTTTCTTGTCGATTGACTTTAGTAAGACAATTTTTGCAATAACCAGTTACATTGTCATCGTAAATTGCCTTGCCGCAGCCCTAACAAATTTTTCCTTTATGTGCCATGTGAGTCTCCTTATGTAATGATTGGCTGGCCGAGGATACAAAAGCAAATCCCTGAGCCGCCATTGGATGGATGCTAAGGACAACCACGACAGGACTCAGGGACTTTGTTTAGGTCAATACCGAAGAGGTTTCCATTGGGAGTTTCCAACGGCTTGAGATACTCTCGGTATTGCTTCAACTCTTTAAGCCACTCGACCAACTGTCGGTGCTGTTCGGCGCATTCATCGCATGACAAGGAAGCTCGCTCTTCAGCGTGCTTGATTGCTTCATCCAGCGTCATAAGGGACGATGTATTAAAGTCTGCCATGCGATTACCTCCTTAAAGATTATTTATGGTGGAACTGATCGGACTTGAACCGACGACCCCCTGCTTGCAAGGCAGGTGCTCTCCCAACTGAGCTACAATCCCATGAGGGGGACGACAATGTCCCCAGGCTTTTATTTATACTCGCAGTCGACGAGTTTGGCTGGCATGGTGGGACTCGAACCCACAACCCCGCGGTTAACAGCCGCGTGCTAACTACCGATTGAGCTACACGCCAATATCCACAGGAGAGGGACGATGGCAGTCGTCTATCTCCCCATTTCTTTAAGCTCTGCCAAGCCGCAAAATGTACCTTTTGTTTCAAGCAAAAGGGTTGGTCTGAATGACTGGACTTGAACCAGCGGCCTCTACCACCCCAAGGTAGCGCTCTACCAAACTGAGCTACATCCAGATATGGTCCGAGCGACAGGACTCGAACCTGCAGCCCCATGCTCCCAAAGCACGTGCGCTACCACTTGCGCTACGCCCGGATAAGTGTCCCGCCATTTTAAGTCTAACGGGCTGACTCCGCAAAGGTTTATCCTACGAACTCTCGGATAATGCCATTATCCAGCCGCACAACGGCAGGCGGCGTATCCGGCCGATGAACCAGCTTGCACTGGCGCAGGGCGCGAATCTTATCCATCCAGATAAGGGTTCCGTCGCCGCCATCAATGTCAAAGTGGATGTCGAAGAAGAACTCGCGGTCATTGGGGTCAATCTGATGGATACGCCCCATGCCATACTTCTGATGACGGACAACATCTCCAATCTGGAGAGTCTTACGCTTACTCATGTGAACTCCTTTCACTAATGGGTGGGTAGGTGTGTATCCTCTGCGTTTTCACGGGCTTGGAACCGTTCCTTTCGGAGCCGCATTATACACTTGGGGCGGATTGTCCGCCGCTTGGGTATTGTCAGATTACTTCTGACTGATGATAGGCTCTTCATCGCCAAAGATGAAATCATCAATGTCTTGGTGGTTCCAAGGAAGCTCGAAGTACAACAGCATTTTCATGCCTCCTTTCTTATTTGGGATGATGGTATCTCGACAGGGACTCGAACCCCGACTTGCGCCTTATGAGAGCGCCGTGACTGACCAATTACACCATCGAGATATACAGGGCTGGGCTTTTGATTTACGCTTTTCAGCGAACCGGAGTGCCCGTGCCGTTTCATCTCCGCAGGTGCTGCAACCATGCTTGCTTTTTTTGGACGGAGTGCAAGCCGAGTTCCTCTCCATTTGGGTGCAGAGGTGGGATTCGAACCCACGGTTTCGACCTTATGAGGGTCGCGAGATAGGCCACTTCTCTACTCTGCGATATTGAATGGGGCGGCTCGACACGCAACTCCGAGCGCATTAAGGCGTGGTTTGTCTTATCGACCTCTAACGCCACCCTCATTTTCTGTAAATATTATACCACAAAAATTTTTTTAAGTCAACCTGTCGAATCCACGAAACTGTTTTCCTTGATATGGCAACTCAGGACAAGACATTCCGTGCCGCCACATCCACTCTTGAAGAGCAATACGCTCAGAACATGGATTTTGCGGCGCCTCGTGTACCATCAATACGATGATAGGCGGCCCTTCAAAATGATTGCACTCACGAACTTGGTCTTTGATACGAGCGCATCGACCAATGAAATCCATGAAGTCAACCTTTTCAAGCTGACGACGATATGCGTCAAGGAAGTTGCAGGTGTCAGGCGTGTAAGGACAAGCGAAACCGCCACAACAAAGATTGGCGCAAGACTTATCTGGGTGCAGCATCTCGGCGCGCAAGCCATTGCATACTTTGTTATTATCAAAGTACACAAAGTTCTTGTCACGACCAGCGTGATACCACGCAGGGTCGCCGCACGCAGTTGACAGTGGTATCATATTTGGTGTAAAATTGCGGATTTGGTAGAAGTATGAAGTATAGAAGTCCATCTTGGGTCCTCCTTTTATGGCAGGGGTAGAGAGATTCGAACTCCCAGTCATGGTTTTGGAGACCATTGGTTTAGCCATTAACCGATACCCCTGTATCTGGGGCGGCGTCCCGCCCCTTTAGCCAGATTACTTGGGAGCCATTCTCCACTGTCGGGCGAACCTGGCAAGCCTTTTGTTCCCTACTTATAGCTGAATGGCAAGCACCCTAAGAGGGTCGGGCCTCCGTGGTCTTTGTTTATTTGTCCCACGAAGAATTTTTGTGAACCGTATCACTTGCGCTTCAACACGATGAGCCTCCTTAAAATGCCGTAAAACTGGCCAGAGTTCAACGCGCGGCAGTAAACCGGTTGGTGCAGAAGAGCAGACTTGAACTGCTGACCTCTCGCTTATCAGGCGAGTGCTCTAACCAACTGAGCTACTCCTGCATATAATGTCCACGGAGCCACCCTTTCAGCAAGGACTGTGCCGCCTCCATATGTAACGAGTCAACGGAGAACATATCGGGGCTTTTCGTACTACCGACCCGCCAGATTTTTCAGGCTATGAGGTATCTGGAATCTACCTTGGCTGCTCACGAAGCCACCCGGAGCTGTTACTCTCTCCCAGCCCGTCTTTAATTGCCAGGTGTCGGGCGCGGACTTTCCCTAACCTGCTGGACCGATAGACGGGACCCGAACCCGCAACCTCCTACATGGCAAGCAGGTGCTCTACCAGTTGAGCTACTACCGGATATTAGGGAGAGGAGAGGTGCTCTCCTCTCACCTTGTATATATATTATATCACAAAAATTTTTTTAGGTCAAATAGGGAAGCTCCATATAGATGTCGTTTGGCACATTGTCCGCCCACACATACTCGTTCTCGAGGATGTAGTTATTGTAAGTGGACGCCGTGCGGTTGGCGCGCATCTTAGCCTGAGCCGCCCAATCCTGCTCCTCTTCGTCGTCAGAGTCTTTGTACTGCTCATACATCAGCCGGTCGGCTTCGTATGTAGCAATCATGGCTCGACAGGTATCCTCAACTTTCTTGATGGTGTCGTAATTCGTGCGGTCATCTACCTCTTGAACTTCGTGGAACCAAGAGTTCCAAACAGCTCGACCGCCGGGAGTCACGCCGAAAAAGATGCCGGCGCCAACAACCAATACGATGACGATGGCGAGGATAGTAGTTCCGACTTTACCCATTTCCTTCACCACCAATCACAAGGGTCGGCGTAGTGATCTCGAAGGGAATGTCGGAGTACAGATAGGTGGCATTCCACTCCATGTATTTACCGTCTGTGGTAAAGAAGAAAATGCCGCCGTCGTTCTCGCCGAAGGAGCCGTCCACATCGGGAAGCCACTCGTTGGTGTAGTTGGGGGACTCATAGTTCTCGCTGTCCGGCGACAGGAAAGAGTTGAGGGAAGAAATCTTGCCGTCAACTGTGAAGCGCCCAACAACAGAACCGCTCTCGGTAAAGAGAACGATGTAAGCCATGGGTTTGTTGACCTCGCAGGGCAGGTTCATCGCCTTCTCGCGCTGGCCATTCACCCAGTAGGCTCGCCGGATAAGGTTGTATCTCTCAAGAGAATACTCCAAATCCGTCGGGGTCGGCTGGTTCTTCATCAGCGTATTGCCAGCCTCATAGGTGTTATGGATTTCCTGATCTTGGCCATTCATTTCGCCGCACGCCGCAAGGGACAGACACAGAACTCCGGCGCAAGCCAGTGCCGCAACACGCTTACCAAATTTCATTTACATTCTCCTTTTTATCAAAAGATTGATGGACCGGCTGACGGGACTTGAACCCGCAGTCCCCTGCTTGGAAGGCAGGTGCGTTAGCCAATTACGCTACAACCGGATATGTGGTAGTTTCCCGTCTTTGTAATCTTGGAGGCACTACCAAGCCCCAACGCGTCGTGCAAGTTCCAACATTCTTTACCCAAATGGAACTAAGCTCAAATCCAAGGGTCGCTTTACGAACTATTCGGTTCCTTTCCACCGGCCTTACAAAGCAATAACGAGGGCGCAAGTCAGACGGTTACAACGATGCTGATACCGACAAGAGCCGCGGTCATGCGAGCTTGACTTTGGGGGCCTCGTGCACAGGCACTCCTACTCATTCAATCGCATCCAACCAATGGTGACTCATCGGGGGTTCGAACCCCGGCAACCCGCCTTAAAAGGGCGGTGCTCTACCAGCTGAGCTAATGAGTCATAGAATGGCCGTAATTTGTTTCCGACGGCCACGGAAAGGAACGCTCAGTATTTATGTGGCGCGCTGCGCTCACGTACACGCGCGACCGACAGGGTTTTACCCGCACTGTCGTCTACGGTTACTCTTCCGGCCAAATATCCTCAGAGTAGAGGGCGCGGTCGGAAGTGTCATGTGTTAGCTGACCGCATCTCAAGGCCTCATACTTGGCGTCGTAGCGGTCAAGGAACCTATCCATCTCGTCGAGGAAACCTTCAACGATGTCGGGGGACTGGAAGTAGGAGTGGCCGAAGTGCTCCTGAATTGTTTCATAACAATCAGGATGCCGCGGGCCAGCCACAATGATGGGATAGTCAGTGCCGAACGGCACGAACTTTACAGCGGAACACTTAATCATCTACCACCACTCCTCTCTTATTCAGTCCATAAACCAATGCGGTTCCCCAACGCTCGTCCTCGATATAGAAGAAATCGCTGGGCTTCTCACAATCGTGGCACTCGGCGTAATCCTGAGCCATTAGCTCGAGCACTTGCCCGAACCGGAGGTCGGTGCCGACGGTCATCCAGTAAGTCTGGAATAACCCAGTCAGATTGGGAATACGATTTGGATTTCTCATAACTCATCCCTCACTTTCTATATATATTATACTACAAAAATTTTTTTGTGTCAAGTAAGGGGAGGAGTTATTGATTACAGCCGAGCGAGCAGACCGGCGAGGTCAGTCTCATTGGCCGCCTGAGCCGCCGCAATCTCGTCGATGTTGGCCTCGGTGCGCTGAATTGCTGCACGAGCCTTATCCATCTCGGCCGCCAGGTACTCCAGGTAATCGTACTTCTTGGTGAGCTGAGCCTCAGCGAAAGCCTTGCGCCGCTTCAGGATCTTCTTCTCCAGCCGCAGACCAGCGAGAGTCTCGCCGTCGTCGACAGAAGGAGTATCGTTGGGCGCGCACTTGGCGGTTGCGCGTACTGTCTCACCATGATACTGTCCGAGGGCAATCACCTTGTGAATACCGTCGCGACCAGTAGTGTGGATGAAGCGAGTCTCTGCCTTAGTCATTTGTCATACACTCCTTTTATACAAAACTTGATGGTGGTTCCTCGGGGAATCGAACCCAGGACCTTCCGGTTATGAGCCGGCGGCTCTAACCAACTGAGCTAAGGAACCATATGGCAGCCCTGGTTGGAGTCGAACCAACGATGTAGGAGTCAAAGTCCTATGCCTTCAACCGTTTGGCGACAGGGCTATATTAGGCGCCGAGTACCGGCGCCTGTGTGAACTCAATAAAGAGTCCACCAATAATCAAACAAACGATTGGAAAGATTACCCTTACCAAAAGTATGCTTACTGCGACGTACTTTACGATGAGCTTGTTTCTTCAAGAAACTCTTTCGGGACATTTAACATCGACCGCCCTTCGGCTAAGCATGGAAGGCGACCTACTTCAAGGTCATCATGCCGCATAAAATGATACCCTTTACATCTTTTACAATAACAACGGACATGACGCTGATGGTCAGTGAACAATTTGCTGGGATAATCTGGGCCTGCAATTACTAAATCCCCAAATTCCTTCCCGTATACAATAGCCAATCCTTCTCGATTGATTTCCTTAGAAATTGTTTTGTAGTTTTGAGAAGAATAATAACAGGAATTAGGTCCTTTGCAGTTTTTACATTTTTGTAAAACAGGGACTAAGCCATCCAGCCAACGCCGAACATTGCTATTCTCAAAAGCATACAAAACTCCACATTCATCATTGATGCAGAGATAATGGCTGTTCTTTCTGCCGAGTCCATGCTCTACACTCGTGGCGCAATTCCAATGTTCTAATATACGCCACCCATTGGCAAATTTAGTTCCTGCTGGAAGTGGTTTCATTCGTTTAGCCATAGCATCACATCCATCATTTTGTATGGTGGGCCAGGTAGGAGTCGAACCTACTGAGGTGTGAACCAACGGATTTACAGTCCGCGCCGCTTCCTGATACGGTATACTGACCCATATAGAGGCGGGTATTAAGCCACCCGCCCGGGCTTTAGTCGATGGCCTCTTCCTCGATGCGGATAAAGATGCGGTCGGGCGCCTGAGATTCGTCAACCCCCAGAACCTTGTTGTCCTGAAGATAGTCGATGGAGAGGATGCCATTGAGGTCGCCCTCATAAAGAGTGCGGTTGTCATCGGGAACATCATCCACCACATAGGTTGCCCTGGGATACTTTGCACGCATCTGGCGAAGAACCTGATTCAAAGATTGAGTCATTGGTATCTCCTCCTTTGATTGTATAAATATTATATCACAAAAATTTTTTTGTGTCAACCTACGTCGTAAGCCTTGCAGAGTAAGCGGTATGCGAGGTCATCCAGAAAGGCTCTCACTTCCTTGCTACGCTTGGCGGCAAGGTCGCGCTCTTCGAGGGAACCCCAAAACTCTCTGGCCTTCTCAAGCAGATCATCTACCGAGGCCATGTATCTTTCGCGATGCTCTTCGGCCTCGTCAAAGGGCAGGGGATTGGTCTTATAGCTCATGAGATGCTCTTTTACATCCTCATCGGGGCGGAGAGCATAGCCAAAGTCGGCGCTCGCGAGGTACTCAGTCATGAAGTAGTAGAGCCGCGCAAGGTGATGCAACTGCTTGGGATCGTAGCCGTACTTGGAAAGCACTTCTCTCTTGCTCTCGAAGTATTTGTTGAAGGCCACATACTTCTGCCGCGCCATACCAGCAGCCATCTCCATAAGGCGCAGAGGGTCACGGTTGGCCACCATATCACGGTGGTCGCGCAGCTCCTTGGCCTCGGCCAGATAGTCAACGCCAACAGAGAAGTACTCGGTATAGAGAACCTCAACAAAGTTGACATTACCCTTGAAGAAGTTGTCGAACATGGCGCGCACATCCTTCACGTTGCAGAGAGCGCCGTAGGGATCGGCGAGGTCAGTGGATACCATCTTGCGACCCAGCACAACATCCCTGAAGGGCGGCAGCACCATGCACTTGGTATCCACATCGCTATCATCGGTATTGAGGCCATAGTTCTGAGAACCATACAGGCCGCAGTAGAAGACGGCGTGGTTGGTAAAATGGTTGGCGACCAGCTCGACGTGCTCTTTTACTCTATTTCTAAGGAACATTACATCCTGCATATTCATCCCTCACTTTCTATATATATTATATCATAAAAATTTTTTTGTGTCAAATAAAGACCGCCCCTCAAAGAGGGGCGGTAGGTTAATCGGTAATCAAATTGATAAAGCCTCCGAGGACTTTGGCGGCAATGCCCAGCGAAGCAAATACGATAGTCCATGTGGGCGCGCCGACATAAACCGCGATGCCGATAACTGCGATGCCGATGAGCATATTAGACCTCCATGACCGTCATATACCCGAAACGAATCGCCGCCCAGCTGTCTCCGTCCTCGCTGTTATCAGAGAATACGGCGATGTCGCCGTTCAGCCCAATGGTGAGGTCCTCATGGGCGAGCACATCCATGAGATAGTCCTGCAGAGTGTCAAGCTCTTCGTCGGTCAACGGCAGATCGGTATTGACCTCCCCCATCTCAAGATCGGTATCGCAGAGGGTACAGTCCTCGAAGTTATAGCGGAAATCCTTGCCGGAAGCGCGAACCTCCAGCGCCAGATTGAAAGTATCCAATTCACCCACGACGCGCACAGTCGCCAGGGAAAAGTTGCGAAGAATCATATCAAATATCCTCCTTCATGTATTGTTTGCGGTAATAGTTCTTCATGGCGTAGCCAGGCTCGCCGGTTACTTCGGTGCAGTTGGCCAGATAGTCGATGGGTACCCATGCAGCTGCTGCTTCTTCAGAGGGGAACTCGACCTCGGCGTACCACCACTTATCGTCAACGCAGTTGACTTCGAGAGTAAGGCCATCGTTCATAGGGAACTCATACCAGTCCTTCTGATAGATGCCGCCGGGCGCGCGGGTAACAAGATCCCAATACTCCTCAGGAGAAAGGAAACCCTCAAGCTCAACACGGTTCAGGCCGTTGCCCGTCTTGAATGTCCACTTGTATTTGGGCGTACCATAGATGGGGCCATTCATGCCGTTCACCACTTTGACGCGGCGGCTGATACGAAGCTCAGCATCATCATTAGCGAACAGATAGAAGGACTCTACGATACGATGCTTGCGGGGCGCGTAGCCTTCGGGCAGACCAGAGACCAGCCACTTACGCTCGATTTCGATTCCGTTTGCGCTCATACTTCCTCCTCAGTCCAGGCAGTTCTCGATGTCCTTCGCCCAGAACTCGATGTTGAACACGTTGTCGGCGAGTCGCAGGGTGAGAACGATCTTCATGGTATCATCAAACATATAGATGATGGACAGCTGCGCATCAACGCCGTCAGACTCCTTGCCCAAAGCGTAGCGCATACGGTCCATAATATCATCCCAGCTGGCGGGGGTCTGGTCGATATACTTACTGAAAACGCTATCCATATAGAGATAGAGGTCGTCAGTATGGTCAGTCTTAAAGTACAGGGTGGCGTTATTGTCAGCCCTGGTAAGGCTGAAATCGAAATCCGTAAACTTCATTAAAATCCCTCCATTTTCATTTGAATATATTCGGGTTCTTGGTCGGCTTGCAGGTATTCGCCCTTAATTCCCAGTATGTCAGTCTTGAATACATAAAAATCATTGGGCTGGCGGCGCAGGATCTTGCGCATCTGCCCCAATACCTGCTGCAAAGTATCGAGTGACTTTTTATTTTTGTCGCACCAGTCGGCCCAGAGAGAGGTAACTTCAAGTTCTTGCTTGGCGCCCCGTCTGTCCACGCGTAGTTCGTGGAGCTTCCATTTGACAGTCTCCGCATCTAATTGCTTTGGTGCAAGCTCCAAGGCATGAAGCAGATCTTGAATGGCAGAGTTTGGGTATTGCTCTGCCTCTGTCGCTCTCTCAAGGTCGCTCTTGGCTTCGCGGCAAATGTTGAAAAACTGGGTTATGAATTGCTCAAGTTCTGCCGCTTTCATATTATCGCTTCCTCAATTCGTCCAATCCAAGATTGATAAAGGCCAGAACCGCCAGCAGATACGCACAGCCGGTACTAATGTCGTTAGCAAAGGGCCGACCATTCGCCACATTGATACAGCCGAAAATGAAGTTTACCAACCAAAGGCCGGCGAGGAAGAAATCACATACTACCATCGCGCCACACTCCTTTCTTAATAAAATCCGCTTTGACGATTTCATAGATGTTGTCCAGCGCCACAGGAGTGAAGTTGGTTACATCCACGGAAAGGTTGAAGGTATGGGTGAGCGTATTGTAGAACGGCTCATGGTTATGCACATGGCCGTGGCACAATACCACCTCGGAGTTGTCGCGCACAACCATGTCGTAGAACGCCTCGTTCTCCAGCGGGAAGTGGCACATCACAAAGTACAGCCCCTTGTATGGCAGGTAGGCGACATCGTGAACAGTAATCTTCTCAGGATACTGCTCATAGATGGCGAGCTTACGCAGCGTATCGTGATTGCCGCGCACCAGATGAATGTGACCGTTAAGCCGATGGAGAATGGATGCGGTATTGTCGGCCAGTCCCATAATGAAATCGCCCAGATGGTATACAGTGTCTTCGGGCTTAACGACGCTGTTCCAGTTGGCGATGAGCGTCTCATTCATATCCTTGTGGTCAAGGAAGGGTCGGTCGCAATACTTGATAATGTTATCGTTATTGAAGTGGGTATCTGAAGTCAGAAAGATACTCATTTAATCACTCCTTTCATGCGAAGATCGTGTTCAGTTTGAGCGCGCCGCAAAATGTCATTGAACTCAACGACATCGTTGGTCAACATCTTGTCGAGGAGTAGCTCGTAGATAATCTTGGACAGGCCGCAGTTGTCATAGTTCTTCTCAGGCTTGGGGTAAACTATGTCGGAAGCCGTCCAAACTTGCTCGCCGTTGATCCAGATGGAATAGTCCGTGAAAGAGGCGCCTCCAGCGTCGTCACCCCAAGGATGGTGGCAACAAGAAAGGTCTTTGCGGCGGTCAATACGAGTTACGACGACAGAGGTCTCGTGATCATCGTCAACGATTTTCAGAATCATGGCGGCTCCTTTCCAGTGGTTTGGTGATGTCTACTAGGGTAGCACCTTCACATATGGCGTCGAGTATGAAATCGAAGGTGTCCTTGGATTTCTCGGGCCGCACACCGACTTTGGCACCATTGATGTAAAGCCCTGAACCTTTATCGTAGGTCATCGAGTTAATGTGCTCGATATGATGCTTTGATGTCTGGATATACATTACTCGTTCGCCTCCTTCGCAGCGCGCACAATGTCTCGCCAGTTCAGCAGGCAAGCATCCTCCATGCGAGAGACCAGCGCATCAACGATGGTGTCCTGAAGCGCGACGATATGAGAGTGCGCCTTGACGTCGCCAATCTCGCAGCTCTCAACCCAAAGGCACTCGCCGTTCACGAAGACGCTGACCTGATGATAGTGGCAGATCTGGTTAAGACCATGGAAGCTGTACTTCTTGTGGCGGGCCTCAACAGAACTCACGATGAAGTAGCGAGTATTCTCGCCATCCTTAACACGCAAAGTCATAGTTTTTATCCCCTTTCTCACTTTCTATAATTATTATATCACAAAAATATTTTTATGTCAAGAAAAGGCCACCCTTAAAGGGTGGCCTTAGTGAGGTCGATGGTGGCTTCATCTTTGATGTTCTTGAAGAGATAGTCAAGGGCCTTTTCTGCCTTGTCGTGGCCGCTGAATACCTCGTCATCTTGATATTCTGTCAGGAGAGTAGGCTGCGGCAAGCCGAGTTGGGTTGCAAAGACGCCCCACTTGTTCGGCGCAACATGGGTCATGCGGATGAAGAAGTAGCCGTCACAGGAGTAGATTGCATCATCTGTTTTGACAAATACAGTCATGCTATCACCCCCTTAATACAAATCGTTGATGGTATGGCGGCAGATAATCATAGGGAGCCGCATATCGAGGGTGTATGCCTGCTGGCGCACGACAGCCATATCGAGCAGATAGGATTTTGCCATCGAGAGCATGGTATCCTCGGGCACGCACTCAAAGCCGGTACGCTTGGCATTGCGCTCAAGGCAAACGGCGAGCGGCGTGCATACCTGCTCGAAGATAATCATGTTGAAGGTGGTATAGAGCGAAATGAGCGAGTTAAGACCCTTCAACAGTTTATGCGCAGAACCGTTGGACAGAGTGGTCTGGTCAATCCAGAGGTCAACGCCGCGAGAAGAGGCATCAATGGCCGCATAGCGGCAGGCGTCAAGGAAGTAACCATACTCCTCATCCGCAGAACAGGGGAAGTACTGGTCAGAATGAAGCCGCTCACGAAGGGCGGCGCGCACTTCATCGCGATGAACCACACGGTCATCGGTAAAGGCCCATTTCGAAATGTATGTGGTCTTGCCGCTGGCCGGCAAGCCGCACATGATGTGCAGATTAGACATCGTGCACCTCCTTATTTTCCCAAATGTAGTTGAACGCCGACATAAGGATTTCCTGAGGCGGCTTATTGTAGGCTGTGATAATGTCGACGCAGCTAAGTACGGCCTCGGGCACAGTTTCAGATTCGGCGTTCAGCGCGCGGATATGGAAGTCGTAGTTGCGATGCGACAGGATGAACTTGATGAAGTCGTCGGTATTGAATACCTTAAAGTCCTGAAAGTCGGTATGATACCAGCTCCCGTCTGCGTAGTCAACGCGAATAACTCTGATAGTGGGCATCATGCATTATCCTCCAATTCACTCCAGATGTTCTTGAATACGGTGATGTAATCGCCGTTGGCGTCCATGCGCCAGATGCGCTCCAGCTCGGCGGCGGTGTTCTCGTCCAGCTCGTCCTCGTCAAAATACAGATACTCGAGGTTGGGCTTCTCCTTGGTAATTTTATGAAGGGCGCCGCTCTGTGAAAGTGCGGTCAAGAAGCCCTGTTCAGACAGGAAGAACCAAGCTCCGGAAGGCGGAAAGACGGAATAGCCATTGCCATTGATAATGAGCAGTTTCATATTAAAATACCTCCCCCATAAGATAGTCCCACAGATAGTTGAACCAGGTCAGCTTGTTCTTGGCTTCCTTGCACTCCATCATGTTCTCGATGTAGCACTGGATGGTGTCGTCCTCCATGCCGTAGTCGAGGTACTGGATATTGTACTCGGCGTTGTGCGGCTTGCAGAGCAGAGAGATGAAGAGCTGCTCGGGGTACTCCTTGATAACCTGATTGGCGGCGACCATGTACTTAGGCTCGCAGTCGTAGGAACCAACATAGATAACTCTAATCATATTTTTGACCCCTTTCTCACTTTCTGTATATATTATATCATAAAAATTTTTTTATGTCAAGAAAGCCCTGCCATCCGGCAGGGCTTTAGGGTTAGGACTTTACCTTGGGATCATATTCACGGAGAGTCTCTGCCAATACACGGAAGAGCGCTTCATAGGCGTCGTTCTCCTTCTGGAGAGTGGCATTCTTTTCTGCCATAGTGGACTGGTCAGCAGCGCGATGGTTATACAGACTGGCGATCTGCGCATAGGCATCGGCCAGGCGGCGCATACCAGTAGAGTTGACAGGCAGGAGGCCGAGAGGAGTGGTCATCTTGGGCGGCTCATTGTTGAGGACGGCGCGCTGGAGATTGTCGTACAGTTCCTTAATACGAGCGTCCTTGGACTTGCTGTCACTGAGGATCTTGGCGTTGCGCTCACGCAGCTCGGCGACGGTCTCCTGAAGGTTCAGAATGGCGACACGCTGCTCGCTGACGCGGTTGTCAAGAGCCTCCTTCAGAGCGGTAATCTCGCGGTTCTTTCTCTGGACAGTCTCAGTCAGATCGCGAATCTGACCCTGAAGATTGGCGATGGTGGAGCGCTCCTGGTCATGGGTCTTGGTACGGATAGACTGGCCGGCAAGCAGGGTATTGTACTTGTCGAGGGTCTCCATATACTTCTGACGCCAGTATGCGGCATCGGGGGTGACGGGCTTGGCGTCAGACTTGGTTTCGGGCTTGGCCTGGGCGACGAACACCTGGGCGCTGGGCATAATCTCCTGGAAAGCAGAAACCAGTTCAGAAATGGCCTTATCGAGTTCGGACATATAAATTTCCTCCTTTGAAAATTGGAAAAATTTGGAAGCCCGCTTAATGGACTCCTTTGATAACATGATTGGTAACACTCTCGGGCGGCACACAATAATCGTCGTCGATCTGCTCCCAGTTGAGTTCGAGGTTGACCATAGACTCGATTGGGAAATACAGAATATCGTCATTTTGAAGGACTGTGAGATATTGCATGGCGGCCAAGTGGTTTTCTTGAGTCGGCTCAAGTTTGGCGAGGAATGCGATGGCGTCACGCGGCGTCCATTTGCGGTCGCAATAATCATCGTTAATACGATAGTTGACGCGCATCTTTGTAAAGAACTGGCCGACGGCTGTGTTGTTGATGTCTGTGACGCCGCACGCCGCAGGGTTGAGGGCGAGGCTGTCGCCCGTTTGTGTATTCTTCGCTGTTGCAATGAGATTGAGCAGCAAGAAGAAGTCACGAGGTGACAGGGTAATGAGGTGTGATAGCTTGGGTAGACGCACATGGGTACGAGTGACAGTTTGGATTTTGCCTTCGGCGCCGCGTGTTGAGTAAAGGTAGAAACCTTCATTACCGAGGGGCAGCACATCCATAAAGTCGCCGATGCGCAGGGCGGTAATGATTTTTGCGATTGTCTCAGGCAGCCCTTTGCGCTCTTGTTCGGCGGTCATGAAGAAGATTTCACGGGGATCATGTTCATCTGGGGCGTGGACACAAACTGCGTTCTACCGCATCCAAGCCTGATATTGCTGATAGATTGGGGACAAGTCCTCAAACTTAATCTTTCTACGATAAAAAGGCAAGTTTTACTCCTCCTTTAGAAATTGTAAGATGTAACGCGTATTGCGTCCGCCGCCAATTTGTTGTAGGAAACCGTACTTAGAGCCAGCTGTGATTGAGGTCTTAGTAAGACCAAACTCTTTCAGCTCGGCGGAAGTGTATTCCTTATTGGGGTCTTTGTCGGCGAGAAACTTTCGTAAAGTTTCAAGGTTAGATTGCTGGTTGTTGTTTAAGTTGCGCTTTATTTGTTTTGAAGATAAACCATTCGAAAACTTAAAATCATTCCATTTTAGAATATCATCGTATGGAAGGACGCAGTTTTCAGGCTCGCTGATGACAGGATAAGGAACTTGCGTTCCAATACTGTCAATACATTTGCCGCAATACACACGAATATAGTTCTCAACTACTTGTTTGTAGGCACCTGGTACTGAACAATACCAGCCCTAACAGTAGAAGAAGTTGGTCATGCCGACCTTCACCAGTTCTTCGACGCCGGGCCGCACGCCGCTCAGCGACTTAGAAACGACTTCATTGTAAATTGTTTGACAAGCAAAGATGAGCCGCTCTTGGAATGTGAATGGGTAGTCAATCTCAAGATGGATGCCTTCATCGGTCTTGGTTAGACGATGCATTGAGGCGCCTTCCATTCGAAGGTTGGAGCCTGGCGCGGGGCCAAACTCAAGTGCAAGAGCGGTTGCAAGTTCATAATCATAGCCAGTTGCCCAAAGCGCGCCAGTATAGTCGATGCGCGCTCGGTAGGGCGCTTCAATGTCTTTCATTAGGCCGCGATAGTATGGCGTGATTGCCTTGGTGAGCGGCGTAACGAGAGGTTTGATGAGATGAAGTTGGACGGTTTTGATTATGCGATTGCGGCTTGTCAACCCGACTTTGAGTAGACCATCAGGAGGGTCTTCCAAGCGGCCCCAACTTCGTTTGTAGAGGTCGGGCGCGACAGTCTTGAGGAAGTTGCCGCTTGAGTATTCATTTCCTTTAGTGTCTACCATCTTGTCGGTTTGGTCAACTTGGGTATAGGTTTCGCCGTTGACTACTACAATGGATGGGGTGAAGGAGTGTGACGCTGTTACTTCGTCGAGGGTATTGGAGAGCCTTTGTACTGCCTCTTCTGGAGTTTGGGAGAACTACGCTTTGTTTTCCAATTAGGCCCTCCTCTCCTTTGAGGTTTGTAGAGTGTTGATGTGACATTTTGTAAGGTGCGTAGCGTGTAGGGGATATAGTCATATTAAGTATTTTAGGGGGCCGGATTTTGTAACAAATTTTAAGAGGAAATGTGGCTAATTCCGGCCCTCGTTCATTCTTCCGGCCCCCAAGGTTACATATTATTATTATTATTATTATACAATTTTGGGGGCCGGAGGTAGCCATATTCCCTCAATGGTTATATACAAAATATCACATTTTCAAGGTACAAATGAGGAAATTTTATCTCATTTCCTATTTCTAATTATATTATATCATAAAAATTTTTTTAAGTCAACTTTCTGCTGAAATATACCATTTTTTCGCGTTTTTGACGATTTTTAACGATTTTTAACCATTTTTGCGCCATTTTGAGCCAATTTTAGCCAATTTTTGACGATTTTGAGCCATTTTTGCTCATTTTTACGCTTCTTGGGCCGCGATTTTAACCCTTTGGCGGCGATTTTTCAAAAAATTTTTGAAAATTTTTCAGAATTTCACCCTTCATTTGGTCTTTATTGGTGTTACAAACCGGTTTATTTCCAGCGACAGGCAGCAAATGAAATTGTGGAGCAAATATAATCAATTTTTCTTCTGGGGATAGGTGTTAATTGCTCCGATTTAGGAATATAAACGCGCCGCTGCGGCCCAAATTTCATTAAAAATAACGGTCTGGCGCCATTTTCGAAACACGGGACCTACGGTCGGCGCGCCGCGGCCCACACCGGATCAATGCTAAATGCCGGTATAGCGCGCCAATATATGAAAAGGCTGCCCAATCAATGAAGACTGAGCAGCCGAGGGAGGGGAAAGAAAGAAAGAAAGGGAGAGGAAAGCGCCGCTCATCAGACTTGAACTGATTGCCGAGCCAACTGGGAAGCGGCAGATTGGCCCAAACCATGTGCACTGGTATTGGGCATCTCAGGTGTTTGTTTTCGGCAGATACCTGAACTGCCGGATTTTCACGCCGTCACGGCTTCCCTTGCGGTGGAGAGCATACCTTCCGCTTATTCACTTATTAGCGGTAACGCACCACTTATTACTTATTAGTGGGAACGCAGCTGTAATTTGGGAGTACAGCGCCCGGAAAGTTGGCGCGTGCCCTTTTACCATCGGCGGTCAAGGCTGCAGGTTCCGCCCCTGCGAAGGGTTGATCAGGCCCGACATCTGTTTACCTTGATATGGGGAGGGGGCCGAAGCCCCCTCGTGGGGATTATCAGCCGCGCTGATAAGCAGTGGCTTCCTTCTGAACCTTCAGGCCCTTGCCGTCGACGGTATCGACAACAATCTTCACGGCCTGCACGCCAGGCTCAGCGTTCAGAACACGGGACACCCAGGGAGCCGCCCAGCGGGTACCCTTGGGGCTGTTCTTGCCCTTGGCCTCGGCCATGTCAATCAGCTCCTTGGCGGTCTTGGGCTCGGAGCCAATCAGAGGCACGATAGCGGCACGCAGGGCGTTGGCATAATCGGACTGCAGAGCATCCTTCTTCTCGCCGGTAGCCTTGTTGGAAGCACGCATCTCGATGCCCTCCAGCTCGTACTCAGCCGCAGCGCGCACCAGGTCCACATCGACGTCCTCGCCGTTGCACATATCCACGACGGCCTCGAAGAACTTCTGCTTGGTAAAGCCCTTGGCATCTCCAGTGTTATAGAACTTACGCTTCTCCATAATGAATTTCCTCCTGTAATGTGATTTTTTGGATTTGTGTTTTACCCCGGGCCTGAGTTTTCCTTCTCATGTACGGGGGTGGGCACACGTTAGGCCCTTCCTTTTACTCCGGGGGTAGGGTTTCAAGTTCGGGGGGTGGGTTCTCTCTGGATGGTGATTTCGGTTAGCACATTAGGTGTCAGGTGCAAAAGCATCTCGCGGAACTCGACAGCGCTCATCCAGCGCTCAATGGTTCCATTCCCGTGCCTCACGGTGACATAGTGGACGATTTCAACTTCCATTGACAACCACCTCTCTCACTTTCTATATATATTATATCACAAAAATTTTTTCATGTCAACCTGCCGCAGAGGGGAAGTAATACGGCGGGCGATGAAGATTTTTGTGCTATAACCTTCAGGATGGGGAAGGGAGATTGTGCGCTCCGGGGCAATCGTGCCAAACCTTCGCGGGACTATCTTTGCCCCTTCCCTCATCTTCTATATATATTATATCACAAAAATTTTTTTAAGTCAAGTCAATCGACTGGGGGTACATCGTTGTCCTATGCGCGGCTCAGGCAGTCCATAATGATGGGGCGGCGAAGTCCGAGGGTAAAACCGATATTATCGCGGCGCAGATCAGACAGTTCATAATCCTCGATGAAGCGGAACAGGTCATTCAGGGCCTGGGCGCTGTGTACCTCAAGGTAGCGGTTGAGCCAGGTCATGCTTTCGATGCGGGAGTGGTAAATAGCGTCAGCATCCCACTCAAAGTTGTCCTTGCGGAGGTAGCTGTTGGTGACATTGGGCTGGTCATCATAGCGGGTGAGGTGGCTCATGGGGGTACACTTCTCCTGGAAGATGATATAATCTCCGGCGATGCTGTCACAGGAATTGGGGGACAGGGAGCGCCAGGTGCCGCTAACATGAAAGCCGCCGGGCGTAGTATGGGACGGCTGATAGGTGCAGTAATCAGAGCAATCGAGGCCTTCCCGGATAGGTTCCATCTGCATCAAAACTGGGGTACTGATGAAGAAAGTCTCGGGGAAGATGTCCAGGCCGCGGCTCTCTGCAACTTCGATCAGGGCCTTCTCGCCGATGGTGTTATTGGCGCGGGAGGCCAGCTTCATCACCCAGCCGTTGAAGGGCCAGGGGAGTTCATAGCACTCCTTGTAAGCGCCGGAGGAGAGGAAGTTGAAGTACTCAACCAGGGGGTACTCATGCCGAATGGCGGCCTCGATGTCGGCGATAATTGCCATGGCGTTGTCGTATGTAATGGGATCAGTGGTATCGGCCATCTTACTGAGGGCCTTGAACAGGTTATCTTTGAAATCCGCGAGTTCCATCTGGAGGGTACGGTCAGTCATGTCAATCATATTTATCGCTCCTCTCTCACTTTCTATATATATTATATCACAAAAATTTTTTCCTGTCAAGTGGGAGCAGGCGTGTTATTGATCCGGTTTAGGGCGGGAGCCTATACTCCCCCATTATATTATACCACAAAAATTAATTTATGTCAAATGAGGCAGGAGGTGAAGGACAGCTGTAGGGGATGGGGTAGGGGTTTAGCAGATCCGGTTTAGCGGGGGTTGGATTTTTGTTCATTTGCAACGAATCGGGGGTTGGAGACGATATGGGATCGGGACGCAGAAATGAGGGGGATCGGTTTGAAAACTGGCGCTGGAATTGAACGGTTTGAAAGGGGTTTTACTGGGGCAGGTGTAGGCCGAGGACAGGTATAGGCGGGGGATTTTGGGAATCGGGGGAAAGTCGCAGTATGGCCGCTGAATGAACGAAAAATCGCAGTATGGCAAACAAACAAAAATCGGGCTGCGCCGGCCGGCGCAGCCCGTTTCGTCAATAGGCAATATGCACAAACTTTCGGGGGTATGTTTGTGCATATTGCCATTGTGCAATTTGACGAATTTAGGTGTCCTCGTCTGGCGGACAAAATGCGGCGTAGTCGTCGCAATCCCGTTCGGGGTGGGCCAGCTGGCAGTAGCCGGTGGTCTTGTCGCAGTAGGGACAGGACAGGTCATAGGTGGGGCACTCGTGCATAAATATTCTCCTTTCCGTATAGGCGGCCGGGCTTATGCCCGGCTCGCCTTGTACTTGTTTCCGACTTCCTGCCAGGGGTTCGGGCGGATTGTCAAATCTGCCTTGCGCTTGCGGCGCAGTACGCTATGCAGAATAGCCGCCTCGATTTCGCTGTCTGCCAGGCCGATATGCTCTTCCTCAAAAGCCGGCTTGCCGGTGATATACTGGAAAACCACCTCGGCGCTGGTCTTGGGGTTGCCGGCCTCGCTGATATAGCCGTTCCGCTCTGCCCACTTGAAGAACTTTTCGGTGTTGCAGATATTGGAGCAAGCGCCGCCCCAAATGTCCCAGACCTTCACATCCCGGTTCATCCAGTTGCTGTTCTCATACAGCCATTCGCAGGTTGCCCGCATTGCCCGCATATCAAAACCGGCGTTATATGCGGCGATTGCCTCAATGTCGTAAAAGTCAACCGTTGCGGTCAGCTTGCGGAGAACATCGGCGAACGGCATGGGAACCGTCTTGCGCTCATATACGGATTGCCAGTACTTGGGCATCTTCCAGCCGTAGTATGCAGTCGCCATCAGTTGGGGATTGCCCAGCACTTCCAGCACGCCGTAATGAAAGCGGTGCTGGATATAGCCGGTGGCGGTGTCCATCACACAGCCGCCGCAGTCGTAAACCTTGGGAGCGGCAAAGCCGCCCGCCGTTTCCACATCGAAAATCAGAACATTGCCCATAAGTGTTGGAACCTCCATCTTTTTTGGTATACCTTATTATAGCATGGGCGGGGCCTGTTGTCAAGCCCCGCCCTGCATTTTGTCAGCCGACCTTATAGCCGGTGTACTCCTTCTCGCTGGTCAGGCCCTTGGAGTTGGTGACAGTCCGCACGACCTTCTCGCTGGTCACGCCCTCAATGTACTTGACGGCGTTCGCCACCTGAAGGGCGGTATAGTCAGTACCGAGGGCGGCGTTAATCTCCGCCGCAGTCATGGGGGAGGCGGTCAGCACGCTCTTAATGGCGTTCGCCTTCTCCATAGTGGCCGCACTCGCGCCCTTGGCGGTGGACTTCTTGGGGTGAGCGGCGTTATAGGCCGCCTTGCTCTCCTGAGCGTTCACCAGCGCCTGCGCCTTCTCCATGAGCCGGATAGAAACCTCGGGGGTCAGCTCCAGCTCGCCCTTGGCGAGAGCGATAATGTCCAGACCGAACTGCTTGTAGGTGTACTTGGAAGTGGTAGCCATAGTAAAATCCTCCTTAAAAATATGGTAGTTGGTGTTATGTGCGGGGGTTCGACAATACAATCTTGTATTTCGTTCCCGCAAGGGTGAACTCAAGGTCACGGAAGTTTTGCCGCTCAAGCGGTATAATCTCCGCACCCTGCGCCGTGAGATATTCCACCAGACCGTTATACAAGTCCTGCTTGGCTTGGGGATACTTTTTGTTGTATGCCCCACGCTTGCGCCCGGCTTGGGTCTTGAGAATTTCCCCGGCGGCTTTTTGCTGTTCGGGGGTCAGTATGAAGTTATCAAGGTCCACGCCCTGCTCCACAAGGAAGTCATACTGCCGCAGGGTCAGCCGCTCTATGGCCTGTTCGGGGGTGTCCCCCTGCTCAACCCATGAGTTCAGCTTATTTAACAGTATGTCCCGCAGTTCCGCCTTTGTAGCCCGGCGGCGAGGCTCACCAGCCATTCCCTCACCTCACTTTCTGTATTTATTATAGCACATGGGGTTCGCTTTGTCAAGTGCTTTTTTGGACTTTCCAAAAGTTTTTTGCGGCCCTGTCGCTGTCAGCCGGTACACCGCCCGTCCCTCTTGGATTGTCTTTATTATAGCACTTTTCAAGGGGCTTGTCAAGGGGTTTTGAAAACTTTTTTTCCGCGCGTCCCGCGCCCGCATGGAGCCGAACCGCCGCCGGAAGTTCTCTTGCCCTCCTGACACTACCTATTATAAGGGATAGCCGCCCAAAAGTCAAGAACTTTTTTGCAAATTGCAGGGGATCTCCGTTTTGCACAAATTCCGGGAGAAAAATTTGTGCAACTTTTTCGTTGATTTTCCTTGACAATTTAACGCTTTAGCGTGGTGAAGTGCGACGCCGCCGCCCGACCGCTTTCGGGATTGTGCAAAACAGAGAAAAATGGCCTGAAATTTAGCCAAAATTCGGCGAATTGCACAAAAAGAAAAAGCGCGCCGCTCCGGCCGCACCGGCGCGCCGATTTTACCACAGCTGCGGCCATTTGTCAATAGGTAAAATAGACAAAGATGAGGAAAGCCGACTGTGCATTTTGCACAATCGGCAATCCCCAACAGAAAGGAAAGGAAAGGAAAGGAAGAAAGTGGTGGAGTGTACGGGAGTCGAACCCGCTTAGGACGTTCCCAGCCGGTAGCTATTCACTACTGCGGCCGTTGCTTACCCGAGCAACCCACACCCCATATTGGGCGGGTTTTTGGAGAGAACCCGCATAACTCTTAAAACACAACGGCTTTGTCTTGGATTTGCACATGGTCGGTTGACCGCAGGAAGAAAAACTTATTCCAGAACTTGGAAGCGTTTTTGTCATGCCACAAATAGATTTTGCCGACTACATGACGGATTGTATAGCGGTCGTCACTCTTGGCGGCTCGTTTGATATTTTCCACCGGCACGACTTTTACAGTCAGACGGAAGAATACTCGATAAATTACATAGAACGGCAATCCAACTATTACACAGGGGATTGTAATAGGGGCCGTATAGATGATTACCAGTTGCCCGTCGATAGGGTCACACAGGAAGATGACCAGCAGGGAGAGCACATAGCACAAGGCGAAGCCGCCCAAGAAGTACCAGACCATTATGCCTCCCCTTCCTCACAGACGATTTCGCTGTTGTCCTCGACGAAGTTCTCCAGGTCGGAGGCCATGCCGCGGAGGTTATAGCCAGTGTCATTTCCGCCTCTGTCCTCGATTGCTTCCGCGATATCAAGGAGAATGTTGGCGGCGGCATTGAGGGTCTGCTTTTCCTCGTCGGATAGGGCGATAACCGTTCTTGTCAGAATATTCATTTTATATTCCCCTTTCGTTTCTTTCTGTATTGATTATACCACAGGTTTTCTTGCTTGTCAAGTATTTTTTGCTGGGGCGGTGGATTACTCCACCAGCCCCCGCAGAGCGTCAACGATGTTTACCATCGTGGGGTCAATCGTGTCGCCCATATGCCAACCGTTGCGGACTTTGCTGTTGTCGTCAATGAGGATGAAGTTGTCACCCTCGGAGTGGTAGCGCCGGACGCAATCGGCTTTCGTGGTGCCGTATGCAACCAGGTGGCAGGCATCCATCGGGAAGTTGAAGTTGAGAAGCCAGCCCATCTTGGCCATCCGTACAGCGTCCTTGTATGCCTCGGAGCTATCCTTTGCCAGCCAGCTAATCACCCGGATTTCCCAGCCCTGCTCCTTGAGTTTCAGAAGCACATCCCGCAGGGCGTCCATGTCGCACATGGGGCGGGCCGCCAAGTATGGCCACGGATTTTCCGCTTGCAGGTATTCCAGCCATCCCTTAACACCGTACAGGTCGGCGATTGTGCCGTCCATATCGAAGCAAACCATCTTATTCATTGAGGTGTTCTCCTTTCCTTTTCTGTACCTTAATTATACACCAAAAATTTTTTCTTGTCAAGGGATTTTTCAGATTTTTTAGATTTTTTTTGAGCCTCTTGCCGGGGCTTCCTTTCCCTTTCTGATAATAGTTTACTACAAACGGGGGCGAAAGTCAATCGGCAGATTGCACAAAATCGGGAGAAAAATTTTCTCAATTTTTGTTCAAAAAAACTATTGACAAACCAGGGCAGGGTGTGATACAATATCGCGGCCCGCCGCGCGGGAAGACGGGCCGCCCATTATACCACATTCCGGGGCGCTTGTCAATAGGCAAAATGCACAAAAATTCCGGGGTGCATATTCATGCACCCCGGATGAATATTCATGCACAGGTGGTTTTGCGCGGTCTGCCTACCGGCTTGCTCCCGCCCTCGTGCTTGCACTTGGCATTTACACGGGAGTAGTAGTATTTCGGGGCAAGGTCGCCGTGTACCTTTTTCTTGGCGGCGAACACACGGGCAAGGATTTCGCTTTCAATAATGGCATCGTCCAGCCCCTTGTGCTCCTCTTGGAAAGTGGTGTCGCCCGTGATGAACTGATACATGAACTCCGCACCATAGCGGACATTGTTCTTGCCGGAGAAATAGCCGTGCTCCTTGATGAAATTGTAATACTTGCGGGGGCCTACCAGACTTTCCACGGCGGCGGTCATAATGTCACGGGGACGCAGGGCAAGCACTTTCTGGGCACTCTCACGGTCAAAGCCATGCTTGCGGCGGTACTTGGTGAATAGGTTACGCAGGGCGTTTACATCATAGTCCGCATTGTAAGCCCACATATCGAGAATGTTGTATTCCTCACACAGGGCGTTCAGGTTGGTGAAAATGTCGCTTGCACTCATGGGGTCAATCTCGCCGTTGGCAATTCTGTCCAGATACTCCGGCATTTTGCGCTTGTAAAAGGCGCTGTCCATGAGCTTGCAGTCGGTGAAAACTTCCTTGCAGAGATAGGCGAAACGGTCAACGATTGTTCCGTCACGCTCCATGATGACACCGGAGCAGTCATAGGGCAGTTGCGGCTTGTCGTCCTTGCCGTCGCCGAAAGTGGCGGTGTCGTTGGTGCCCTCGCAGTCAAAAACCAGATAGTGCTTTTTCTCGAACATTAGTGTTACATTCCTTTCATGTATCTATTTTGTTCCTTGCTACATTCTTATTTTACCACACAGGGGGCTGTTTGTCAACCCCCTGTGTGGATTTTTTGTCAGCCGATGGAATAAGCGGTGTACTCCTTTTCGGCGGTCAGCCCCTTGGCGTTGGTGGTCTTGCGGATAACCTTGGACGTCTTGACGCCCTCGATATACTTCACGGCGTTAGCAACCTGCAAAGCCGTGTAGTCCGTGCCCAGAGCGGCATTGATTTCGGCGGCAGTCATGGGCGTGGCAGTCAGAACGGACTGGATAGCGGCGGCCTTTTCCTTGGTGGCCTCAGACGCCCCCTTGGCGGTGTTCTTCTTGGGATGGGTGGCGTTGTAAGCGGCCTTGGCTTCCTGTGCGGCCAGCAGGGCGGCGGACTTTTCCGCAACACGGGTGCGGATTTCGTCCGTGACCTCGATTTCACCGTTGACGATGGCGATGACTTCCTTGGCGTAAGCGGCGTAAGTGTAACGAGTGTTCATAATTTTTTCCCCTTTCAGATTAGCAGATAATTTTTTGATGGTCGTTTCTTATTTCCGCGGATTGCTTAACACTATTTTGTAGTGTACGCCGTTCAGCGTAAAATCCAAATCACGGAAATTCTGGCGTTCGGCTGGCATAATCTCTGCGCCCTGTCCTTGCAGGTATTCGACTATGCCGTTGAACAGGTCTTGCTTGCTCTTGGGGTACTTCTTGTTATACTTCATCCCCTTTCTGCGCCCTGCCTGTTTCCCCATAATAGACTGGGCGTTTTTCAGTTGCTCCGGCGTGAGCAGTAGGTTGTCGAAGTCCACGCCTTGGTCGATAAGGAAGTCATACTGTTTATCAGTCAACTTCCCTACGGCATCCTCTGGACTGTCCCCACCGTCAATCCAGTCACTGACTTTCTTGAGTAGGACTTCCGTAAGTTCTGCCTTGGTCAGCCGCTTGCGTGGCGCTTTCTTTTCGTCCATGTTCCTCACCTCTCTTTCTGTATTTATTGTACCACACTTTCGGCGGCTTGTCAAGAGTTTTTTTTGAAGTTTTTTTGAAATCGCTTTTGCAATCTCTCTTCCCTCTTGACACCTTTATTGTACCACAGACTGGGGAGTTTGTCAAGCCCTTTTTTGATTTTTTTTGAAATCTCTTTCGGGCTGTCGCCCTCTCCCTTTCTGTAATTGTATTGTACCACAGGAGCACCCAGAAGTCAACTGGCAGATTGCACAAATCGGGATCTCAAATCGGGCCAAAATTTGTTCAATTTTTCTCTTGACAAACGGCGCTGGGTGTGGTACAATATTGCGGCCCGCCGCGCGGGAAAACGGGCCGCCCATTATACCATATTTTGCGCGATTTGTCAAGATGTAATTTTGCACAAAAAGAAGCGACCCGCTTTGTGCAGGTCGCTGAATTTGCTCTGTTAAAGTTTGAAGTCGATGTAGCACCGGGAACAGGTCGAACCGGCAACAATGGGGTAGTAGGTTGCCCCCCGGTAGACCTCCAGCGGCACGCCGTGCATTTTGAAATAGTCCTTAACCATTTGCAGGTTAATCTTGTGCCCCAGCATTTCGTAGAAACGGCCCTTGTTACGGCCGCTGTTCATTTTTCTGGAAGTGATGCCGATGAGCATAGCCATACCGTTTCCGAGGTCGTAAATCCGACGGCTCCGCACGGACACGGAGGTTTTTCCTTGGGTGACTTGGCTCATTACCTCTTCCGCAAGCTCATTGATGAACTCTTGTGTGTGTTTCTCGATTTGCGCCCTTTCAATGGCTTTGGCTTCGGCGGCCTTCTTAGCGGCTTCGGCCTGGTACTGGGGAGCAATTCTTTTCATCTCGTCCATAGTCATCATTTTACATTCTTCCTTTCTTGTGGGGTCTCGCCCCTTCCATGGTCTTATTGTACCACAGAAGGGACGATTTGTCAATCCCCTTTTTTAATTTTTTTGGGCTGGCCTTTTAAAGTGGACATAGCCATACCTTAGAATGCCGTCCAAAGCATATCTTACAAGGTCAGTGCTGGTGGCCGGGTCCCCGTACCGCTGATAGTTGATGGGGAGTTCGTCAAAGTGGTTTTCAACCCACTTCATAAACTCATGCCGGCTGGCGTCATAAGCTCCCATTGCATTGCGGAGGCGAAGCTGTGCGTCGTGTACCTCCATGAGCGCGGCTTTGTATTCTGCGCTGTCCTTGATGAACACTTCGAGCGGCAGGCCGTACCACTTGACGGCTTGCGCCCATCCTCTGACGGTGTCTCCCTCGCGGCTCAGTTCACACCATTTGTGGTCATACTGGTCAACGATAACCCGGTTGACTTCTTCCTCTTTATTCTTTCTTCCAAACATCTTAGACACTTCCTTTCCCTTTCTGATACTTATTGTATCAGAAAAGGGGCTGGTTGTCAACCCCTTTTCTGAATTTCTTTTAGAGGTACTCGTCAACCTCGTGGACGTTCAAGTCCTCATCTTCGACAAAGGTTTCCTCCCGGTACTCGTTCCACTCTTGGACGGTCAGCCCTGCGCGGACATTTTGCAGGTATTCGGAGATTTCCTCCTCGTCGCCCTCCAGCACCTCATAGTCATCATCGAGGCCGGAATCATAACCCATCAGCTTCAACATTTTGCATCACCTTTCCCTTTCTGATACCTATTGTATCAGAAAAGGGGTTGTTTGTCAACCCCTTTTTTACTTGAAATGTTCCTCCATCTCGTCCAGCCAGTCGAAGTTCGGCTCCTGGAAGAAGGAGTAGCGGCCCGGCTCGCTGGTCTGCTAGATAGCCTTCATGGTTTCGGCGTTCACGAAGTCAACCTCACCCGTGTAACTGTCAAAAGCGATGTAGTTCATGTTCAGCGCTCCTTTCCTTTTCTGATTGTATTGTACTACAATACAAGCAGATTGTCAAGCAAAAAGTTGCACAATTCGGGATCAATTTTTTGGACAGAATTTTTTCAAAAAACTATTGACAAAATGGCGAAAAGTGTGGTAAAATTTTTCGGGGTGCCGCGGCCGATTGCGAAAGAAAAGAGGTCTGGTATTTACCAGACCTCCACAAAAGCCTTTACAACCTGGTCGCCGTCCAACATCAAGGTGTAATATCCTTCAAGGGCGAAGTTCTCGACATTGCCAACCTCTGTTACATAGGTGTTTCCATTTTCTGCCACGAACCAAACCTTGCTGTCGTCCTTCTGCTGAATGTAGCCCGTTGTTACATCGAACGCGGAAAGAGGATCGCCGCAGGCTCCTTGCGGCTCGTCCTCTTTGGCGCTCTCCGTCATCAAGACAAAGAGGTTCAAGTCGGAGTGCTGGGGATTAGGCGAGCAGTTGTCGCTGACCACATCCACCCAAGAGAAGAACGCCCACAGCAGGAACAGAGCGCAGATACCAGTGATAACTTTACCGAAGATTTTCATTTTTTCTTTCCCCTTTCGTTTCTGTAATTGTATTGTACCATAACAAGCTGGATTTGTCAAGCCTTTTAGGAAAAATTTTTTTGCAAGTTTTCCTGCATTTTCTTTTTCAATTTAACGCTTTAGTGCGGTGAAGTGGCTAGGGCTGCAGCGGACGTTAGCGGTGGCTAACCAGGTAGATAGGAGAAGCGGCCCGAAGGCCGCTTTGTTAAGGCTCGATTCTTGAGAAGTCCATCAGGTCAAACAGGTCATGCTCCTCAAGGCATCCCTCCTGCTCCACCTCTACATACCAGTCAGCACCTGGATACTTAGACTTGAAATCTTCGATGGTCTTTCTCAGTGCCTTTACATCTGCTTCAAACTCCTTTTGCTTCTTTTCCTTGATGAAAGCTTCAAGTCCTTTCTGCATTGCAAGCAGTTCAGTCAAGCTTGCTTCTGATACCTTGCTTCCTCTGTGAGTTACATTGTAGAACAGTTCATTGGTCTGTCTCTTGTATTCCTCTGTCATTGTGGTTCATCCTTTCCTTTAGGTTGATTTAATGATAACACAAACAAGCTGATTTGTCAAGCCTTTTATTTGAAATAACTGCGATTTTCTACTGTGCCATATAGGGCTTTTTCGGTCGTTGTTGGAATTGATTAGTACATTTCTTCCTGCTTGTTCACAAAGAAGTAATCAATGTTAGTTGCGTCAACTCTGTGCTCTTTGGTAATCTTGTCTGGATTAGTCTTGAGCAACTCATTCATTTCATCACATCTCTGCTGTGCCTGTTCATCAGTACCATACACATAGCACAGAAGAAATGTATCACAAGTCTTTTCCCACTTGGTGCCCTTGTTGTAATAAGTAGGTTCTTTCTGCTTGTAGCAAATAGTGTTAGCCATCATAGTAGTCATTCCTTTCTGTACCTTAGTACCTTTCCTTTTCTAATTGTATTGTACTACATCTTTAGTTCATTGTCAATACATAATCATTCATCATTGTCAACAAAGATTGATTGTCTTTGTTGTTCATCTTGCACAAAGTCTTCGCTTTCGTCAAAGTGTCCAATCCCACTAGTCTCAAATCGGGCACTTTGACAAAATCGAAAAATTTTCAAAAAACCTATTGACAAAACGGCGAAAGTGTGGTACAATTTTCTGGGCTGTTGCGACCGAGCTTGGTAACTCGGTCGCATTTTATTACGCCTTCTTAATCCAAGTCTTGGGGTACTCAGTGTGCCGATGCTTGTCGAACTCCGCCTTAGAAGCAACCGCTTCCATTCTGGTGTTGGTGTAGTCCAGCTCTACCAGAACGCCGTCATGCCGCTGACCATACACGATGAAGTTGAGACCGTTGGCCTTGAGTTCCTTAGTAGTCATCATAGTAAACATCCTTTCCTTAGTCCTTACACTTTAGTCAAGTGAAGTAAACCAAACTCTTTCCTGTTCCTCTTTACATTTTTATTTTAACACAAGATTGAAAGAAAGTCAAGTCTTTTTTTGAAATTCTTTAGAAAATTTCTTTGTTAAATTCTTAACAATGTTGCCCAATTTTTGGGGTGGTTGAAATTGGAGGGCCATCGGACATCTGTTCGAGCCTAAGGAATCTTTTATTGGCTGTCTGCCACCTACCCCCTGGTAAGAAATGGAAGCCGGGGGAATGGTTATGGGTCTTTCACACTTTAACGCGCTAAAGTAAAAGCGCGGACAAAAAACCCGACCGCTTCATTTTTTTTGACGACACGGTTCGGGATATAATCCCTCACCTCACCTCTCCAGCACCCTTCCCCCTGGCACCTCACAGGTTCGTCTTAATCTCGAATTCAAGGCCCAACCGTCTCTCCAAGTCCTTCAAATACTTACCAACTCCGCCATACTCGAATATCGCCATCGGATCAATCGGTTGAATCTTAATGCTGCCATCCTCATACTTTACTACCAACTCGTAAGTATCGGCGGCAAAGTTACTTCTCAACTCAACCTCTCTTACCTTCTCCGCTTTCCTATAATCCATTTGCCGCGCCAACTTCCGAATAGTCTGCATCCTATTTCTATTATCAATAGCGGCCATGCACTGATCCCAGTCAGTCTTCTCCATCAGCGGTTTCATCCAGTCCTTGGCCTCCCACATGGCACCAACTTTTTCAATCCTGTCGCCCTCATACTTAAACAAGTCCTGGCCAATCAGCTCAATCCTTACAGTAGGCGCCTCTTCCTCTTTCTTTTCAGGAGAAATCATGTTCCAAGAGCACCAAACCAGAATTGCTATCAAAACAGCAGCAACCTCCATTATGCCATACACGAGAGCATTCTCAAAGCCGAACATCAGCGTCATCACATGAAACCACAGCGCGGCACCAAAGATAACACTGAATGTTGCCGCCAAACAAATCACGAAGCGCTTCAAATGAAGTCCTCCAAACTCTCCTCTGCACTTAGCAGGCTCTTGGCCGCCTCCAGATGCGCAAAGATGGCGTCCCTTCTCTGCACATTATATAGCCGCTCCAGCATCACGGCGGCCTGTTCTCTTGTTAAATTGCCCTGTGGATCGGTGCCGTCGGTCAGCCCGGTGTCCTGCGCCCATTCCCAGCTGTCCTCAGCCCACTCGCTCGGTCCCTCATCTTCCTCGACGCAAAAGTTATACATCTCTTCCCAAAGCGCCAGAATGCTCTCGCCGTAGTCCTTACGAGGAACCGCCCAGCGGCCGTTCAGACCAGTCCACTTGTTGCCTGCGGCGCCTCTTGTCACAAGTCCAAACCGAGGATCGACGCACTCATAGACGAGCGCCTCATCATTGGCGTACGCCTTCAAGTGCTGAATCTGCGCTCGGACGCCGAGCCTTGCGCTCTCAAACCAAGCGCCCTTCCCCACTGGACTGTTATTGGTGGCGCCAATACCTGCAAAGTTGTTCTGCTCGGGAAGCACTTGACCGCCGAACCGGAACCAACCAGTCTCCTTGATGCTCTGGCAGAAAGCGATGTCGCCACGGATGCCTTCGGTGGCGCCTTCCTCGAGGAACAGATCGGCCAGCTCCAGTAGAGAAACGCTCAGCTTGCAGTCGGCTTGCTTTGCTTTGGTATTGAACCATTCAACCATCAGCTGGGCGCTAATCTCAGTTGGAATGGTGCCAGCGATCACATTGTTGGTATTTTGAATCTTTGTCATATTTGAACAACCTCCTAAGTTAATCAATAGAAGAATGGCTATTAAGCCACTCACGATGTTCTTTAGCATCGCGCCACACCCTCCTACAAAATTTTGTGATAGAGTGGACGACGATACCAACTACCACTCCGGCGCACAGGACAAGAAATCCAATACAGACAGTCTCCTGAATGCCCTTCGACAAACTACAAAAGCCCCAAGAGAGAAGCGCCGCCGGACCAAGAACAACTACGCATAGTATTAACACCGCTACAAGGGTAAGCAGCGGCTGTTCAATGTTGCGCTTAAACGACCACCACAAACTCTTAATCATAACTGTTCCTCGTTTCTCTCAGAATGTACCAGAAATCACACATTACGAAATAGATCAGCCATTGAGAGGTGTTCCATTTAAATGCCCATGTGGCCACGCCGCCAACCGCAAATGTCGTAACATAATGAATGATAATCTTTATCCACTTATTGGCCATTATCAGTCCTCCTTAAACTCCTTAATCAGAAACGCCAGCAGAATGCCGAGCAGGATAATTGTAGCTACACCGCAAGCGGCCATTGGCAGAGCCCAAATAAAAAGTAAAATATCCATCATAATTTACCACCTATCAAAAAGAAGTTCATAGATAAGAAAAGTTAAGCCCCAAACGAAAAAGCAGAGTAGGGCGAGTAGCGCGATGGCTAAGATTATGAATGGGAAATTCATTAAAATACCTACCACGCCGCAAAGAAGTGCTATTGCAAGAACAAGACTGACAATTACTTTTATGGCTTCAATCATACGATTGCTCCTTTCCTATTTTCTATCTATATTATATCATAAAAATATTTTTATGTCAAACTCCTGGGGTAGCGAGAAAATTTTATTTTTAATATTATAAAATTAGATATTAGGTAGAATATGAAACGCCGGCCAGGTGTGGAAAGGAGGAGAAGGCGTGAATATCGAATTAACTGAACAAGCAATATAGCAATTAGAGAGATTGATTCAAAAAAATACAGATTTAAAATCAGAATAGTATGTTGATATTGGAGGAGCAAGATTATAGATTGGACCAGAAGGTGGTCGATTAGTAAATGGAAGATATAATACACAGCGTTTCAACGAAATTTTGCGATACGCCGTTGAACAAGTTAATAGTCTAGCAGAATTAGAGGACCCAAATATATTAACTCAAGTGAAAGTGGATAAGTCTCTTGAGGGAGCCGACCATTAGTAGTTAGGAAAAGCCTTGGGCGACGTATTTGAGGTTTTAGTTTTTAGTAAATTAAGTGAGGCAATCACTAAAGCTATTAACTAGGGATCTATTAGTAGCCGTTCAGGAACAACAATTATGGATTAGGAAAGTTCAACTCCAGGACAATTCTTAAATCAATATAATAAAGTTTATGGTGGAGGCGCAGTTTATTAGGATTTAATTAAAGGATTAGAACCTGCGGCAAATTCAGCTGTTAAGTAGATAGTAGACCACTATTTTAATAATGGAGCAACTATAAGATTATCTCCTAAAGCAGGATCGTCTAAAGAAGGAGATTTAATTTTATAGTTTGAAGTAAATGGGAAAATCATTCGTCATGTTCTGGAATTAAAAGCATAGTTTTCGCCTGATAATATGATCACTTGGTCGACATTAAGCGATAGTCAAAATTATGGAATTGCTGGTCCTGCCATTGGCAAATATAAAGAATCTTATGATGGTTCCTTTGGAAGTTATGTATTATTATTAATGAAACAAGGATTATATTCTCCTCAGGGAAGTGCGGATTTTATTCCTGGATCTCCTTGGCTTTAGCAAGTTACTTCTTCAGAATAGTTAAAAACATGGATGAATAAAGTAAGCGGAAAGCGAACAGCTTTATCTACTTTTAAATATTTTTTAGCGAAAGGCGAAGCAACAGAAATATTAGGCAGAAAGAGTTTAATTGTCGGCGCATACAATCATAATGAGAATAAAACTGAGGTAATATTAGATTTAGAAGAAACAATAAAAAATTTCCCTAATACTAAAGAAAATAAAATGAAATATGAGGATAGAAAAAAAGGTGTAACTTGGAAAATAGGAACTACAAGCATTGGTGCTTTAGAATTTGAAAAATTTGGTTCGTCAGATAAAGAGACTTCCGATCCTATCCCTGGAGAATAGGTAGAAGCAGAATCTGCTCTTTGGAGATATACTGTTTTTAAAATGACAGTTAATCCAAGGCGTTGGAAACAATTTCAAAAATAAGTAAAAGGAGGGCCTTATAATGGCTATTGAAAAAATTAAACTTAACACTCTTGGTGCTATCGAGGAAGATCCTATCGAGTACATGAACATTGGACAGACTGTTGTTGCTGTTCATAAGTACATTCCTTATGAGCAAATGCTCGATATGATTCAGTGGTGTATTGACTACATCATTAATGATCGTCCCTTTATTAGCGCGCCGCTCAAGCGTATTATTAAGGATTTTGCTATCCTTAATTTCTATACCAATTTTGATTTTGGTTTTCTAACTGAGTACCACGAGATGGCAGATATTTACGCTGAATACGATCTTGTGTATCGTTTTGATGTAATGGATCGTGTAACTAGCTACATTGATGAAAGACAACTTGAGTTCTTTAATAAAACTTTGGATGAGACTCTTGAATCTATTATGAAATATCGTAATAGTGCTGTTGGTATTGTAGATGCTCTTGCTGAAAAAGCATAGCAGGATGTGGATAAAATGCAAGGAGCTATAGATTTAATTAGTGATAAGGAAAGAAATGAAAAAATAGGTAACCTTTTAAAATTTGCTGAAAATCTAAAAAATAGCGGCGCAAACTAATTGTGAATAAATTACTAAATTTTAAAGGAAGGGGAGAGATTTTTTGGCTATTACCTTTAAAATTGGCTTCTAGGTTGACGATAAAAGTTTAGCTAATGGATTAGCTGGGATACAGAAAGATATCCAAAATGCCTTTACTGTTAAAGAAGGAGGCATGACAAAAGAAATCCAAAATGCAACCTAGCAAGCAATGATTTTAGAAAAAGCTCTAAAAAGAGCTACTACCGATAAAGGGATCTCTTTTTATAGCTTAAATGCGGAACTTCAAAAAGCGGGAACCAATGCTTCTCAATTAGTGGCAACTTTAGCCGCAGGAGGAAAGGATTTCCATTCTTCCTTAATGATGGCTAATACGGCTTTCGCTTAGGCTGATCGTTCTGTATTATCTCTTAACTCAAAAATAAAAGAAATGTCAAGAGTTATGGTGTAGTCCTTCAAATTTACAGCTGCACAAACTTTTATTCAAGGATTAACAAATTCAGTACAAGAAGCCTATTAGTGGGTATATGATTTAAATAAAACTATTACAGACATTTCTATTGTTACTGGATATACTGGAGATTAGCTAACCAAAGTTACTCAAAATGCTATTGCAGGAGCTAGAGAATTACGAATTGCTGCAAATGAGTACGCTTAGGGCGCTTTAATTTTCTATCAACAAGGTTTAGGCGATGATGAGGTCGCTCGCCGTACAGAAATTACAGCAAAAGCCGCTGCTGCAGCAGGATCTTCTCTTTAGGATATGTCATCTCAATTAACAGCCATTTGGAATACTTATAAGATGGTGGGAGATGAATAGCAGAGAGCAGCTTCGGTTGGTGCTAAAATGGCAGCAGATACTGCAGTAGACTTCGCGGATATTGCAGAAGCTATGTAGACAGCTGCGGCGCCTGCTGAGTAGATGGGTGTTTCTTATAATTCTCTCGCTGCTATTATCGCTACAGTCGGAGATACTACTTAGCAAAGTGCTTCTGTAATTGGCAATGCTTTTAAAACTATTTTTTCTCGTTTCCAGTAGCTTAAATCAGAAGGCACTGATGGAGAGGTAACTCTTAATAGAGTTTCTTCTTAGCTACAAGAGTTAGGAGTAAATGTCCTTGATTCTGCTGGAAATTTAAGAAGTCTTGATACTGTTATTGCAGAAGTTGGCGATCAATGGGATAGTTGGTCTTCTAAATAGTAGCTAGCCATTGCTTAGTTAGTCGGAGGCACTCGTCAATATGGTCAATTTTTGACTTTAATGAATAACTTTGATAAATATTAGGATTTATTAGGGTAGGCGAATGCTGAAGACGGAACCGCATTGGAGCAACAATATACTGCTTCTCTTGATAGTATTGAATCTCATGCTAAAAATGCCGCAGAATCAATGCGCTCTGCTTTTGGGAAATTATTTGATGAAGATGCTATTAAAGGAGTTTATACTATTATTGAATAGACTGGAAATATTGTTGGAACTATTATAGATACATTAGGTGGAGCACCTGGCATCTTAGCATTAGTCGCTACTACTTTATCTTCAAAAATTGTTCCTTCTTTGGCTCAGGGCGCTAAGAATGCAGCATTATTATGGAAAAGTAGAACGACAGAAGGACGTCAAAGTATTATTAAAGATGAATATAATTAGACAGATGAAGCTTTAAAGTAGAGAAAGTCTGAAGCTAAAAATTCTGAACAATATGCAAATATTGATATGCAACAAAAATTGAATAATTACGGTAGAGAAACAGCTTTAATTAACGAAGACATCAATACTGCTTTAAGAACAGCTTCTGGAGTTTATAAAATAAATTTGGAATATTGTAAAGAATTAGTTCGAACAGGTTAGGAATTATATCAAAAATCTACTTTAGAGTTATCTGCTATCTAGGATAAAGCTAAAGCAGAATCTGAATTATTAGAAGTTGAAAGAAAAAGATTAGCCAATCAGAATGAAATTTTAACAAGAAGACAGGGTGAGTTGGAAGATAAGAGAACTGATCTTACTGGATAGTTAGCTGTAGCTGATGAAGATGTCGCAAGACAAAAAACTTTGTTAGATTCTGCAAAGAATGATTCTAGCGTTCCAACTGCAGCCTTGATAGAATAGGAAAAAGCTTATTAGGCAGCTTTAAATAATAGAGAAGCAATATTAAAGGAATTAAATAAAGTTAATGAAGATTATGATAAAATTACTCAAAGGCTATCTGAAAATTAGAAAAATATTGCAGATAATAATTTTTAGAGTGCTTTAAATAATGCTGTAGAAAATATGACAGCTTTATCAACAAGTACTTAGGATGCTGATGAAGAGTCCAATGAATTTGCTGCTAATGTAGAGGAAATATCTAATCAATTAAGTAGAAATTTAAATTCAGCATTAGATATTGCCGAGTAGAAAATAAATGAAATTTTTGATGGTGACATATCTCCTGAATACGTTTAGCAGATTGAAGATTTACGTCAAAAAATTGCTAATATTGATCCGACCAATGGAGCCGCAATGGCGGATTTAATCACTTAGATTTAGAGATTAGGATAGGAAGCAGATTTAAGTGCAGATAACATTGAAGATATTACTGCTGCTGCTCAATAGGCTGCTTAGGGATAGGCAACTGGTCAGCAAAATTAGGATGAAGCAAGAAGAAGATTATAGAATCCAGATGCCGGAGATTCGTCCACTCCAGAGGGAGGCCCTGGTGGAAATTAGGGGTCTGGAAAAAGAGATTTCATGGCAATTGCCGACGGATTAACTCAAATTGCAACAGGTGCGGTAACTGCAACATTATCTGTAAAGGGACTTTATGATACTATTTCAAATCCTGATTCTTCAGTATTAGATATTTTTACCAGTTTAGGCACAACAGTAGTGACTATGATCCCTGCTGTTCAATCAATCTAGGCAGGTATTTAGGGACTTTCTGCAGCAGCAGCTGCCGCAGGAATGTCCATAGGAGCTATGCTGGGTCCAATTCTTGCTGTTGCAGCAGCCGCAGCTGTCGTAGTAGCCCTATTTAAAGAGTTTGTAATAAATCGTTCGGCTGAGGCTCAATTAAAAAGACAACAAGCTGCATTAGAGGAATTGACGACAGCAGAAGAAGAAGCGAAATAGGCAGCAGAAGATTTAAATAGTGCTTTTGATAATTATTCTTCCGCTAGAGATTAGTTGGCTTAGTGTGTTTAGGGCACAGAAGAATGGACAGAGGCTTTAAAAGCTACAAACGAAGCTGCATTAGAAGTGGTAAATAATTTGCCTGATGATTGGTCAGCAGAATAGATTAAAGATGCATATTCAAGAAATGAAGAAACTGGTATGATAGAATTAGATGATGAAGTCATAAAATCTGCTCAAGAAGAATTAACAAAAGAAGCGGCTACTGCAGGTTATGCTAAACAAATAGGAGAAATAAGTGTTTCTTAGGCTTAGCAAAGAGTTGATACCGAAGATCTGGCATCGGATTTTTATAGTGCTAACTATAATTCTAATTCTACTGATAACACCTCTTCAAGTGAATTTAAAGAGATAATTGAAAAGAATTTAGACTTATTGGGAAATAGTATTAGTGATTCTGATTTTAAAAAGAATTTAGAAGATTTAGGCGTAACAGTAAATATGACCGATGAAGAATTGGCAGTTTTGCGCCAAAAAACCATGGAATTGGCAAATACTTCAGAAGCAACTGCAGAAAAAATGGAATTGATTGCAGGCATGAAAGTTGATGAGCTATTGGGTGATGAATATTCTGGAGAGGTAAAAAGTATCGTTACGGATAGTGTGGCTGCTTCTACAGAAGATTTAGAATAGAAATATTTAGGCGCTTTAACAAATGGTGTTTTTGGTAGTGATGAATGGGCAAATAAATATGGAAATATAGCTTAGCAATAGACTGAAATAAATAAAGATTTATTGAATGAGTATAATAGATTGATGGGAACCAACTGGAAATCTTCTGGAAATGGCGTTTAGGGTACAGATTCTTAGAGACTGTTTGAGTTTATTGATGAGAATGGGGATATTAAAACAAAAACTGCGGAAGCCATGGCCGCTGAAATGGCTGCCGCAAAAGCTTTAGAAGATGTAGCAGGAAGCGCAGAAAATGCGGCTCAGGCTTTATCTATGGTAAAAACTGATTCAGAAAACTTTAATAATTTTATTACAAATGGTAATTTTAATTCAATGACTGAAGGGGAATTGACCTCTAATTTTGGCGAAGATATGGTAGCAACAGAAGAGGAGGCGCAAGGATATTTAGAATCAGTTTTTGGTGGAGAGGAAGAGTTAAAGAAAGCCGCCGATTTAATGGGAAAAAGTGTAGATGAATTAGTCCAAGAAGTTATTGATGGAACAGAAGTTTCCGCTTCTGCGATTGAAAATATGGGAGATAATTTAACTACTCGAGCAAAAGCAATTTTTGATAAAGCGGATTTAAGTGGAGTTGAAGTAGAAGCTCAAAAAGACTATAGTTTAATGATGGAAAAAGCATTTACTGCAGGAGGATCTGAGGGCGGTGAATATTTAAATTCTTTCGTAGAATCTTTACAGGATGAAGCTGCAGCTGCTGGAGTAGAAATGACTGACGTTTTTGATGAATTGAGCGGCATTGATTGGTCTCATATTACTCCTGATTAGTTGGCGGAAAAATTAGAATCATTAGGAATTTCAACAGATAGCTTAATTGACAAAATGCCTGATCTAATTGATTTAATGAATTAGGCGGCACAGGTAGATTTTTCTACGGCCCAATAGCATTTTTCTGATCTACAGTCTTTTATGACTATGGAAATGGGAGAGACAATCTCTTAGGAAGATTATGATAAAATTAGTGCAGAAGGACAAGAATATTTTTAGTTAATGGCAGACGGAACTTATTAGTTAATTGGAGATGCTAGAGAATTTTAGAATTTAATGAAAAATGAAGCTATGTCTCAGTATGATCAACTCGCTCTTGATAATACTTAGAGATTAGGGCAAATAGAACATATTCAAGCAAATAGCAATTTATACAACTATGATGAGTTGTCTAAATCTCAATGGGGAGTTTAGATTGCCAATCCTTTTGCTGGAATTGTTGGCCCGGAAACTTTTGGCAGCGGGTCAGATAATGACGCTACACGAAGACAATTAGAATATCTTGAAGCTTCTGGATGGGCAGATAATAATTAGGCTTAGATGAGAGATTGGTCAGAGGGATTAGAAAACAATAATCTTTCAGCAACAGAGTATAGTGCTATTGCTGAAGCAATACGGCAGTGTGGAGATCAAACTGATCAGTGGACCGATAAAACTCGTCAATTAAATGAAGAACAAAAGAAAATAGAGGAAATGCAGGATGCGACACGTATTCAGGGAGATATGCAAGAATCTGGTTTAGATTGGAATGATCTTTCTGCATATAGAGAAGGCATCGAACAGTTAATTGACACGCAAGATGATGCGGTAACTGGAGAAGAAGAATATTCAGATTCTTTATTGGAAAATGAAAATGTAATGAATGAAGTAGCTAAAGAATAGGCTCGTTTTACTCAAGGTCTTTAGAACGCCGCAGATGGGATGGAAGATTGGAAAGATATTTGGGATGATAATGGAACAATTAAGGATTATCAAAAATTTGCTGACTCTATGGATGATATGAGATCTGCTTATGCAGATTTATTAGACGTAGACGGCTCACAACTAAGTGAAGATTTCTTGGCGAATGCTGAGAATATGGAACTGATGGAAACTGTTTTGACGGGATCTGCAGAAGAAGCTGCCGAAGCTCTTAATAAGTTGCAAGAAAATGCCATTTTGGAATTAGATTTAGAAGGACTCGATCCCGCTACAATTTCTTCTTATGTTCAAAGTTTACAAGATACTTTAAGTAATTATGGCGCCGGTATAGAAATACCTTTAAATGAAACAGAATTTTATAATACATTAAATGCGATGATCGCTGCTTGCGGTACAGATATGGCAGCAATTGAGGCTTTATGTAATAATCTTAATATCGAACCTTTAACATCAGAAGATTTGATTCCAAATGAAATTGGCGCAGATGTTGAAACAGATACTACTACAGTTCAATCAGAAGGTAAAAATGAAGCAACTTCTTACGATGCGGTTGAAGGAACTCCAATTACGATGGAGGCAACTGTGACAGATGGATCATCAGACATCGACGTAGGAAGTGGAACTATTGCAACAGTATCTATCCCCACTTGGGATTATGTGCCCAAGAAAGAAACCGAAGAGACTACTCAGGAAACTCCAGTAACTAGCTATAAATTGAAACCGGGGACAGGCGTTACTAAAACAAGCTCTAATATATAGAAAGTAAATCATTCCACTCCGCCAACAACAAATAATTATCGCGGCGGAGGAAGTAAGCCAAAATCTGGAAGCGGTGGAGGAGGCTCCGCTCCGAAGCACAAAGCTAAAAAAGCATCTAAATATGAACCAATAACAGATAGATACTCTACGATAAAGTCTTCTATTGATGAAGTTCAACGTTCAGTCGATGCCCTCAGCGATGCACAAGATGATGCTTGGGGTGCTTCTAAAGTACGAAATCTTCAAAAAATTAACGCTGAACTCCAAAAATAGGCGAAAAATTTACAACAGCTGCGTAAATTAAGTCTAAATTATTTAGAGACTGATAAGAAAGATGCCCAAATTGCCGCAAAAGATTTGATTACTAACCTTACAAAAGAAGGCTTACCTGGACTAAGTTTAGACCAAGTTCTTTTCAATGGAGAAGGTTTTGTTAGAAATCGTACTGAATTAACAACCCAATTAGATAATTATTTAAAAGCGCTTTATGAGCCTTACTATTAGGCAGCTATGGCTTATGATAGAGCTAACTCAACAGATGAGGCAGAATCTGAAAGAATTGATAAGTTAAAAGAAAAATATGATGTTGCTAAGGCGTTTGTGGATGAATTTTTAGCTTCTTTAGATTTAGTTGATGAGACTGCTTAGGAGGCTGCTGATGCTCTTGAACAATAGCTTGAAAATATTCGTGAATGGATGGCCAATAAAGTAGAGGAAGCTACTTATAAAATGGAATTTTAGATTGGAATAAATGAACGCGATATTTCTTTAATTGAACAAGCTATTGAACTTTGGGGCGATCTTGGAACAATGATGGGTAAAACTTTTGATTAGTTAGGCAAGAAGATGCGTGAAGAAACTGAGAATTTTAACTTAACTCTTGAACATGGAAATAGAATGATTGAAATTATCAATAATATCAATCCTTCTAATGCCAATAGAGATTGGTTTATCGACGAATTTGGTGAAGAAGCTTGGAATAAATATATCACAGGTAATGGCGGTTTGCCAACTGAAGTTCTTGACGCTATGCAAGATGATGCAGATAGCATGATTGAGTATATGAATTCTATGTATGATATAGCTGAAGAAATGTTTGGGCAATATATTGAAGTATTGAATATGTATATGGATGAATTTGATAAGATAGCTGATAAAATTTCTGCTAATAACGATAAACTTGAGATGTTTACCGAACTCCTTGAGTTTAGCGGAAAGAAATGGACTTCTGATGGTCGAGACGCTATTCGTTCTATTGCCGATGCAACTGTTGACAATGCTCAGCTTGAAGTTGAACGTGCAGCGAGCGCCCTTGAATTGGCAAAGCAAGGCGCTGAAGAGACTACCGCTCAGCTTGAAGAGTTCTATGCCGAGCATGGCAGGGATGCGGAAGGATACAATGATACAGAAGCATTTGTCTATAATCAGTTAAAAGCAGCAAAAGATGAAGCTGATGAGCTACTAGCCGATGCTTAGTCTGATATGACTTCGTCTATTCAGGATTTGGCCTCTGCGGCGGCAGATGCTATTGAAATGGTAGCCGAAGTTATTAAAGATGAAGTCGTTGAAAATCTTGGCGGTGATTTTGCTAGCTTTGATGATATGACTACTATGTATGATCAGCAATATGATCTTGATACTTTCTTCTTGAGAGATTTTGATAAAGAATACCAGTTAAATAGCCTGTTGGGTGATATTGACGATTAGATGGAAAATATTACTGATCCTGGCAGATTAAAAGAATATGAAGCTCTTATTGAAGAAATTAATGCTGCAAATCAAGAGGGTGTTGACCTTACATAGACTGACGTTGATTTGTTAAAGGCAAAATTTGAAATTCAAAAAGCCCAAGATGCTTATGAAGAAGCTCAAAATGCCAAAAACACAATGCGGTTAGCTCGTGATGCTTCTGGTAACTGGAATTATGTGTATTCTTCTGATTAGAGTGAAACTGATGACGCCGCACAAGCGCTGGCAGATGCCCAATATAATTACGAAAAATTGCTTTGGGAAGCCAGTGATGAGGCATCTCAGTATTGGCTACAAGCTCAGCAAGAGTTCTTCCAATTTTAGGAGACTATCGACTGGGCACGTTACGAGCATGATGCGGATTATAAGCGTATGATTGACCAGCAGTTAGCTTATTATCAGCAAAAGACTGAACTTTACGCAAATCAGATTGTAAAATATAATGGGATGCTTGACGTGGCTTTTGAAGATACTACTCTTGGAGTAATAACTAACTGCAAGGATATGAATTCTGCTCAAGAATGGTACACTACTCAGCACACTAAGTACACTAATGACTTAAAACAAAATACTAAAGATTATCAGGGTCAAGTGGAAGAAACTTGCAATCAAGTTGGAATTAAATATGATGAACTTGAAGAAACAGTAAAGACAGAGACTGAGTTGATGGGTAAAGAAAATGACGCTCTTCGAGAGAAGATTAAGACCTTGAATACTGAGGGTAGCCGAGCATTATCTAAACTCGATGATAAAGTCCGCAATTTCCGTGAGAACTTCATTCAACACATGGAAGCTTGCCAAAAGAAATTAGAGGCTTTCTTAAAGACTTTAAAATAGATGGAAAATGCTTCAATCAATGAAATGTATAATACTGGTTTTGACGCTGGTACTGACTATACTGCAGAAATTCATAATTATATCGGGCAAAAATTAGAAGAAGGTTATACGGAAGAGCAGCTCTTAGCGGATGAAGGGCTAAAGTCATTAGTAACTGAATTAAAGAATAAATTAGGTAGTGAAGAGCTGTACTATGCTGGACATGGAACAGTAAACGATAAATGGGGCCAACAAGGTTGGGACTTTGTCGATAAATACTTATAGTCTGCTATTGACGAAGCTATGGATTATTTCTTATCTGGTAATTTTGAAATTTGGGATACTGTCGATGAATGGGTACAAAATCATCCTAATTGGAGAGAATTGGCTCAGTAGAATTGGGGTAAGCCACCAGAGACAGCTACTGGCGGCTTAGTCAGAACTCCTCAAATTCGTTCTGTGGCTGAGGATGGCGCAGAATTGATTTTAAATTCTGAAGATACCAAAAATATTCTTTCCGCAGTCGCTCATATGAGAGACATTGTAAAGATGAAGATGTCCAGCATTAATGGTACGCTTGGAAAGAAAACCTCTGGTGTTGTTGATAAGACAATTATTAATAAGGATATTCAATAGATCGAACAATAGGTGCACATTGATGCGACATTCCCGAACGTATCTGTTGCCTCCGAAATTGAAGAAGCATTCTCCAACTTGGTGAACCAAGCTGTTCAGTATGTTTCTTAGAAGAATCGTTAATAAGACAGAAAGGAGTAAAATATGTCAAAACTTGTTCAAGATTTCTTTGATGCAGTTAATACCATCGCTAAAGATGAGGTTAATGCATCAAGAAATGACTCTACTATTGACGGTGAGATAAAATCTGTCGTCAATGTTGATATTGGTCAATATAAAGTAGAGTACCAAGGCAATGTCTTTGACGCTTACTCATCTGATCCCCTTAGTGTGTACAAGGTTGGGGAACAAGTCTATGTGCTTGTTCCCCAAGGGGATTTTTCTAAGCGAAAAGTTATCCTTGGACGTTCTGACTATAAGAACAATTCTACATTCCAAGATAGACAAGATATGACCAATTTTTATATCCAGAAAGGTCCTAACTGGATAACTGACTGGTATTAGCTTGGTCATGAATCTCCTCTTCAGATTTGTGCTGTACCATACGATGGCAGAATGAATTTAGTTCATTCTACTTCTTATGAATCAGCTACTGAATAGGTGAATATTATTCGTCCTCAATTTGAGGAAGCTAAAAAAGAATACGAAGCAAACCCCGGAAATCTGCAAATTGAATTACGCTATTTAAGCCTTAAAAAATAGCTCGATGACGCTTTAGCTCTTCAAGAGCAGGCTTTAAAGTCATCTGCAACAACTGGGGCGAATTATTGGGATTTTGGCTTTTTGCGCGAATAGTCACAAACAGAAGATGGAGATGCCGTTAATCGCTATCCATAGAATTTCCCGGATAAAGAGACTTTAGAACGAGCCGATCAAATGTTGTAGAGATATGGAGCGGCGTACGATGCCATTTCAATTTCAGCATCTTTTAGGACGGCTTTTCAAAATACTCATACTACTGGACAATATGCTTTAGTCGTTGAATGTATTATCAACAACCCAAAATACATTACAGATATTCGAGATCCAAATGCACATGATTATATGGGCGATGCTTGGTATGAAGCAATGCTTGATTTGTGGAATTTCCAGTAGCAAATTGACTGGACAAGATATAATTCTGGAACGGACCCCGACTATGTGATTTTTGTTGATACTACATCTTAGGAATTGCAAAAAGCAGTTAATTTGGTAATCCCCGACCAAAAACAATATAAAACAATTTCTTTTAAACTTGGTTTTAATGTCTTTACCGGTGCTCCATATTCATATGTTGCAGATACTCCACAGAAGTCCTATTATACCATTGAAAAAGGTACACTTCAAGGATTAAGTCGTATTTATTTAGAGCAGGACGGCAATTTTGTTGCTGATATTACGCCTACTTATAATAATGACGGAACTATTTCTTGGGACGCCCAACATTCTGTATTGGATCGAAATAATATCTTTTGTGATAATATTGATATTCGATTCTGTGAGAAAGTAAATCTTACAGATAATCTTTATTATCCTTGGATTGAAACTCCATATGGAGACTCCGTATACGGAGCAAATACAGTCACTTCAGATGTTAAAGGCCGCGGATTTGTTACTTTAGTCGCTCATCTTCAGTATGGATATGAGGATATTCTTGACCCAAGCACTTGTACGGTACACTGGTTTGTTCAAGACCCCTCTGTAACTCAAGAATATGTGGAAAGAATGGGATGGGAAAAAGATGCTCATAACAATACTTATTTTGATTATGGAGGAGATGGCTGGTATCCTATTGAACTAATGATAAACAATAGCGAAGAAGGTAGTGGCAATTACGATATAGATTTTAATACTTTAGTCGTTCGTCGAGATGCAGTTTAGTTTAAAAATAAGTATAAAGCGGTTATTGTTTATCGGGATATGTCATCAGATGAATAGCGAGAAATTACTCGTTGTTCTGTTGAATAGGAAGTCGCTCGCCTTGATTCTATCTATGATCTCGAAATCATTCAAGAAACCGAATCAAACGGCAGAGATGTAACACTTCGTGTTATAAACCATAATAAGCCAGATAACAAAATCAATCCAGCTACGGGAGAGAATTATCCTTATTGGTTTGGCACTTGGTGGTTAAAAACTCAATCTGGAGCTTACTATTAGATCTCACAAGGCATTCAAGAAGGCAAAATTATTATCAATGATTTCTTGTTTGATGATGTAGCAACTTTCTATGTTCAAGCATACGATCCAGAAATTATTGACCCAAAGCATGAGCATAAAGCTACCGCATAGTGTGCGGTAATCGCCGTTCTTGAAAAGACGATTATTACTGCAACTGATGGAGATTTATTAGTCGATTGGGTAGGTCGAGATACCTTTAACTATGACGCTTTAGGTACAATTCGAGGAGAAGCTGATAAATAGGATAATACTTTAATCCCCGTATTGCGCTGGGCAGACGGCAATATTACTGATTACCATTTTACAATTTTGGCGCCAGATGGAACTCCTTTAAGTAATAAAGAGTTCTATGATAAAACTAGCACTACTTAGGCTGGCAACGGATTCAACTGGGTTGATAGTTCAGGAAATCCAATGTGTATGCTTAAGAATATGTGGTGCGATTAGTTAAATGGCACTATTCACTTCCAACTTTAGTCACAATATGTTGAAGATAGAGCGACAGCCGATAGAAATACTTTTAAAATCAGAGTAAATCTTCTTGATGGAACTTATTTCGATTTGACAAAGACTATTCGTATTTTAAAAGATGGCGATCAAGGAACAATCGGTAATGATTGGTCTGCGCCTATCCGTCCATGTAACTGGAAATATAGTGAGGATAAAGAAGAAGGTCCGTATATTGAAGAATTAGATTATCCTGCTGTTCTGATTGTCAATAAAACTTCTGACGGAGAATGGGTTCAGGATAAAAATTTCCGAGTATTTTTGAGACCTTTTGTTTATAAAAATGGTATCGCCTTAGAAAATCTTGATCCCTTTGAAGGTTATTTCTGTAAGGTATATTGGGATGTGCGTATGCCCGGTAGCGTAGCAGCAGTAGATGTTAAATATGCGTCTTGGTTACGTTTGCACCATACCGATGGCGTACCTTCTGATATTAACAATCCTGGAGAACCTTATGGGCGTGATAAGTCTTGGTATGAGACGGGCAATATTTAGTTGAACGGTGGCGCCGGAGACATCGCTCACTCTACTTGGGATTCTAAAGTAAATGAACGTGAGCAACAGCCGAATGGTCTGGTTGCTTTTACAATGTATCCTCGTCGTCAATACGAGGCAGAAGAAAATGAACAAAGCAATGCCAGTCATTTTGCGACTGAAAATTATGGTGCCCTTGAAGTAAGATTCTTTGATAATGCAAAAAATGGTACAAAAGCTGACCTTGAGCGTTGTATGTATCGCTTCATTGTTAAAGCACAAGTAGATATTATGAAGGGTCAATATGATCAGTAGACAAAGATGATTGAGACAGACGGCGATATTGAACGTATTGCTTCTATAACATCCTTTTGGCCCATTGATATTCTTTTTAATGAATCCGATATTATTTGGGATAGCACTGAAGCTGAATGGGTAGAGTGGAATGGCCCAATTAAGAAAATTGCAACGAACTGGCCACGTTTTGTTGAATACAATGCGTAGGGTTATGACCCAAAGAATCTTTCTCAACCTCTTTATTTCAAATTCGGCAATCTGTTAGCGGAAGAAAAAATCAATTATAAAGCATATAACTTAACCCCATTAACTTAGACTATTGAATTAGTAAGAAATGATATTACTTAGGTAGATGAGCAATATTACCGAGCTAAGCAACATTTGAATTTAAGTGAGGGTTTCCATGGGGCTTTAGAGATTGATTTGACCGGCGGAGACGGTCCATTTAAGAAGGGTCGATATATCCGAAATCAAGTAATGTATCTCAATGCTTATGGTAATGTTGATATCAATGGCTGGGATGGCCAAGGTATTGATATGAATGAAGAAGATGGAACTATTTTTGCAAATACTATAGGCGCAGGATATAAAACGCCACAAACGAATTTGTTTACTGGCGTTTTGATGGGTGTTGATCGTTCTTAGAAGAAAAAAGATATTAAAGGATATGACCTTGATGAAGAAGCTCTAAAATATCGTCAATATATGACCGGTATTTTCGGTTATTAGGACGGTATTTCTTCTTTCGGTATTCTTGAGAATGGTACTGCTTACTTTGGCCGTGCCGACCGTGGTGGCCGTATCATTATCGACGGTACAAACGCTACAATCTATGGCGGAGGCAATGGTATTATGGATTCTCCTAATATTGGAGATCCAATGTGGAATACTATGCGCCTTACTCTTGCCGATTTAAACCATACTACTTCACAATATGGTAAGAATATTGATGGCTATTACCATTACAACTTGAATGGAGAATACTTTTACTGGGATGAAGCATCTGGTAAATACCGTAAACTTGAAGGGCTTGGGGACGAGCCTTTATTCATGGGAATCAAGAATGAAGTCCCAAGTTTGAAATATATTGATCAGCTTCTTGAAATGCCTCAATATAAAGACAAAATGGAAGCTATCACAACGATTTGGGAAATTGATTATACTTAGGTTTCCGCAGATGAATACCAATAGATTGTTGATTGGGGCTATGAATAGGCTTAGGAAATTGGCGATGCTTTGGCTAAGTATTTTACTCTTCAAGAAAATGGTAGTTACTTATTAACTGGTGATCCAGAGAAAACCGATATTGGCTTTATGACCCAAGGCTTTGATGGGAAATATTTTGAGCTTGATGCTGGTAATAAAGAGATTCCTAAAAACGCACTTCCTCAATGGTATGGACATCTTTGGCAAAGAGCTTATGTCAAGCCTGATGGGGCGGTACCATATTGGTTGGATGCCCTTGCTCAAGGTAGTGGTTCAGATGGATGGAAGAATCTTAATAAGTATCTGGATTAGGATATTATAGATTAGCTGGACCCAGAACTAGGACTTGGATATAACCCTGATGGTTAGAATTTCAGAATTAACTATTTTGGCCCTATTACAATGCCAGACCCTGACGATACTTCACATTTAATCTATGTGAATGAAGATTATGATCCAAAGAATCCTGATACTTGGGACGGGAGCGTATTCCAAGACCTTGAAGACTATGTAAATGCTAATGCAGTGTTTGGTCCATTATTCAGAGCAAAGGCTGAAACTGATGATATTAAAGGGCAAAATCCTTCAGTTTTAAAATCTCAATAGCTGTCTGGATTTGGCCCTTCAAGAGCTTCTACCACACCTGCTATTGAAATTGGCCAGCATCTGCATGGATTGATGCCAGGTCTTATTGACTGGGATATGTATGAGGACGTTTTCCGTACTCTTGCAATTCCTGGTGATAGAAACTTCCTTGTAACTTATGATGGTACTCTTTGGGCAATGAACGGCGTCTTTATGGGAGCAGTTATTGGCTCCAATATCATCGGTGGTCGTATTCAAGGTGCTGAGATTGGCATCGGCGGCAAAATGGAAAAAGACCAAATGATTTGGACCCTTGATCCTCGTGTTACTGATGAAGCCAACAGAAAATGTCGTTATGAAGATCTGATTCCACCAAGAGACATTAAGGTTAAACTTAGTGAGTTAATGCCTTATACTGGTGAGCAGCCTCGTGCTTTCTATGTTTCCTACGATGGATCTGTTTATGCTCAAAGATTATTTATCTATGGTGGTTCTATTGATATTGGCCGATTCCATATTTTAGGAAATATGCGAGATCCCGATACTGGCGATATAGTAGAAAATGATAGCGATGATTATGGGCATCTTGTACAGGCGGCGGAAAGTGATTTCATTGGTGTAACTCACTTTTATGGTAACGTTGGTATTGGCCCTTGTCTTGGTAAAAATGATTTTGCTGAAGAATTTGGCTCATCTAAGGGCAATCTCTTCCAATCTCGTGGTTATGTAGCTCTTGGTATTCCAGTATTTGAAGGTGAAAATGCTCGAGTACATAATTAGTTTATTATTAGGATGAGAGATTCCAAGAAGGCTATGGGTGTTATTGATGATGTTGACTTTTATAGAGCTACAGATTATGACATCGGCCGCCCAGGGATTGGCGAGTCTGGCCATGATAATGTGGAACAATCTGCAATGTTTGGCTTGGATTCTGCTACTCGCCAAATTCCTTAGTCAGTTCAGGATGACGGATTTTTCCAAGGACATTTTTGGCCAATGCACTTCCATTTTGGTGGCTCGTTAAAGATAAATGATGCTGCAAGCAAAGAAGATTAGAGTTCAATGACAAATGCCTACTTTACCACAATGGATATTTTCCAAAGTAAAGGCGCTACTGTTACAACTGGTACAGGAAATGACTTCTTGGATGGTAATAACTATTTCCGTGTAGGTCCATATGGTACTGAGGCTATTCAGATTTACATTAGAAAACGATTTTAGAGTCAAGACTCTTCTGAACTTCCTGCTCCTCGAAACGGTGAAGTAACTGATGTTGCAGATCCTGAAGGCCCAGACCAATATCTCGGTTGGATTGGTTTAACAAATCGTGCTGGTTATGGCGGCTCTAGCGGAGAGGGTATTACTCAGTTTACTGTTGGTATCAATACATGGTATACCGCACCAATTATCTTTAGTTCTGATGGTGAATCTGCTTGGTTAACTCGTGGCCATATCCACTTCTTAACTTAGTTCTATGGAAATTGTGCCGGACAAAATTAGACTTGGGGTTATGATGAAGGTTAGGTAGGTGGCTGTAATTATGGCGTCTATTTAAACATGGGCGGTAAATATAACTATGGTACACCTGATAGAGAAAAATCTAATGATTCAGCCAACAATGATTTCACTGTAAAGACCTCTCATGGCCGAATTAGACTTTCTATTGACTCCCGCGAACAAGAGTCTGGCGGCTTCCCTGATCCATGGACAGCGGCTACTGCAATTCCTGGAATCGCCAGTGCTGGCGGCATTGAAATTGATCCCTATAATGCCAATGCTAAACGTCCTGGTTTATGGATTTGGCTCGGTTATCCAGGTTCGGCAGCTTATCACGGCAAGAGTCCACAAGAGAATGATGAAGAAATTCATATTGTTCATAAAGGTAGTAACATTACTGGGGATTGTAAAACTGCTACTGGTATGCCAGAAATCCTAATTGATAAAGAAAACATTTATATGTATGCTCCTAAAAAGATTTTGATGAAATATGGCAAAACAGATTATAGCGCTCATATGTTAAAGGATGCAAATGCTGCCGGCGAATCAGCCTCCGATGAACCTGCAATTATCGAAGGTAGTGAAGAGAATGTCCAGATTACCCACGAGAAAGAATTGCATATCTATATTAACCAAGATAACTTGACTGGAAGTTCAGAAATTGCAATGTATCAAAATAAAATGGATATTACTGCTTCTAAATTAACACTTTCTGGTGATGGTGGTTCTCCTCATGGTATTGCTAATGCAATGGTATTAAGTCCAGGTAGAGTTGATATGAGTGGATCTTACGCTGTTCCAGATAATCAATATCATATTTACGCTCGTTTCGGATAACAAAGAAAGGCACCCGTATTATACGGGTGCCTTTTTATTTTTTATATAAGAGAGAGCTAATTCGGTCAATTCCGACCTTGCGATTTTATTAGGCATTTTCCAGTAAAGATAGTTGTTTACAACTTGACTCGGTGTCGTTTTAGAAGTCGCTTTTCGTGGCTTCCAAAACTTATCTCCATACCTACCGAGCATAATTTCGCCTATCTCGCTATAAATGATGCCCATATCGACCATATTAAGTAAGTCCTTCTCCATAGGACTTAAATATCGGTCAATACAATCCATTGACCATACATTCCAAAGGTGAGAATATGACCCAAGTGCTTTTCCTCCGCGGGAAGCTCTTTCGCTATCTCTTAGATTAGGTTCTTTTAGAATAAATCGCCAAACTTTAATCCAAGAATCTGGGAGTTTAATCCCGAATAATGACCTTTGGCGCTTTATTTTCTGCCATTGGGTTTGGGTTAGACCTTTAACCCATTCTTCTGGTATCTAATCTATTGTTTGTAAACACATATTTGCAGAGGCTTTGGAGTCGCTTGTTGGCGTTACGAGTTGGTCGATTTGCCATTGCTCAAGGCCATCATAGGCGACAATCTTAGGGTCATCGCACATAAGGGCAATCTCACCATTGCCGCTAATGACTGGATTCATAAAGGACTCCTTTCTTTATTTTCTAACTATATTATAGCATAAAAATTTTTTTATTGCAACTTATTTTATTTAAGGTATTATAAAATAATTTTTATTTTGAACGATGAAGCAAAACCCAAGGCCATAGGGATCTATAAAGGATTTGCCTCGTCGGAGCAAAAGGATATTATAAAGGAGACATTTATATGAAAATTGACTTTAACGCGGTACGCGATTTGTACCGTCCAAATCAGCAAGCTGTTTCCAAAGGTAATGGAAAATATTTCTGCACTTGCTGTAAAAAGACTTTAGACGAGAAGCAATTCTTTAAGACCTCTCGTACAGACAAGCATCCTACTGGAGTGCTTCCAGAGTGTAAAACTTGTCTGGCAATGAGGGTCGATGATACTGACCCTATGACCTTTTTACCAATTTTAAAAGAAGTTGATGTGCCATATATCCCAAGTGAATGGCGTAAACTTCTTATGAAGAAAAGCGCGAAAGCCGGATCTATTGTTGGCAAGTATATCAGTTTGATGCACTTGAACCAATATAAGAAATATCGTTGGGCGGACTCTGAAGCCAAGACCAAAGAGGAAACCGAATCTTTGCTTGCGGCTATGCGTCAAGAAACAGATAGCGAAAGTGAAGCGGAAGCCAAAGTTGAAGAAATGCTGAACTTTGGTGACATCGCGCCTCAAAAGCCAGCTCAAGCTATGGTTACTGCGCCAGATATGTCTGCGCTTTACGGCCTGACGCCAGAGACCTCAAAGTATAATCTGACTCAGGAAGAAATCAATGAGTTGAAAGTAAACTGGGGCGAAGATTATACTGAGGATCAATACCTCTATATGGAACAAATGCTTCAGGATATGATGGAGTCTTATGTTATTCAAGACCCAATCGCCATTTCAAATGCACGCATGATTTGTAAGATGACTATGAAGATGAACAAATATGTCGATATTGATGATGTAGCTTCTGCATCTCAAATCGGCCGACAGCTTGATATGTTCATTAAGTCTGCAAATCTGGCACCTGTCCAGCAAAAAGACCGTTAGCATACTACTTTTGCTATCTCACAGTTGGCCTTCTTGGTTGAACGCGAGGGCGGTTTTATTCCAGAGTTCTACGTCGATCAGCCTAACGACAAGATTGATTAGGTATTGAGAGATATGCAAGAATATACTGAGTATCTGGTACGCGGCGAATCTAATATCGCTGAAATGGTAGAAAATACAGAAGCAATTTTAGCACAAGACCCGCTTCCAAATGCGGTCGAAGACTATGATGATTTCGCAGCTCTTGAGCGCGAATTACTGGGTGATATTGCTGATATTGAGGAGGGACAAGGTAATGCCACTACCGATTAAGAAGAATAATCAAAACAATCTTCTTACACGCGTAGTTAGCAAACAAGAAATCCTCGATAATATCGAAGAATATCGAAAAGCAATATCATTCTATCGAGCTTATCCAGATAAACTTGTTGATATGTATATTTAGGCGTCTGGAGAAGATTGTACTTTCAAATTATTCCCATATCAGCGAATCTTCTTACGCGCAATGGCAAGATACAAGGATGTATTCTTAACATTCAGCCGTGGTACTTCAAAGTCTTTTATTGATGACCTTTGGAATATGCTGGAGTGTATTTTGTATCCAAATACCAAATTGGCTATTGCCGCTACTACAAAAGGCCAGTCTGCGGCCATTTTGGAGTCCAAAGTTTCAGAAATTCTTACTCTATTGCCAATCTTGCGCTTTGAGATTAGAAAAACAGAGAAGGTTAAAGACCAGTTCACCATTTACTTTAAAAATGGCTCTCAAATGAGTAACCTCGCCGCCAAGCAATCCTCTCGTGGTCTACGTTTCACTGGTTTGACCCTTGAAGAGATTATTGAAGGCGACCCTGATATTATTCAGGAAGTTATTATCCCTACACTTGCCATTCAGCGTCGTGCAGCAAATGGTGAATTTAATAAAGCCGAGACCATTTCTCAGCAGAAAATTTGCGTTACAACTGCTGGATTTAAGGATACTTATGCTTATCATACTCTGATTAGAACGCTATTACGTCAGTTGACAGAGCCAAATAAAGCGATTGTGCTGGGCGGCTCTTATAAAATCCCTATTATTGCAGGATTGTAGAATATGGACTTTATTCGTCAGCAGAAGATGAGCGGCACATTTAATCCCACTTCTTTTGGTCGTGAGTATTTGAGCCGCTGGTCCAGTGGTTCTGAAAATGCTTACTTTGCAGCAGAAACATTTGATAAATACCGTTCTCTTCAAGAGCCAGTATTTGAAAGAGAAAAGAACCTTGGCAAAGGTGTAGATTATGTATTTGGTATCGACGTTGGTCGTTTTTCTGACCAATCAGAAGTTTGCGTGTGGAAATATATCCCACAAACAGGAACTACCTCTACAAAACATCTTGTCAATATCTACTCTTTCGAGCAAATGCACTTCGCTGAGCAAGCGATTGAAATTAAGCTGCTCTATGAAAAATATCATCCAAGAGCAGTCGTCATCGACGGCGCGGGCGTTGGCGCCGGCCTAATTGATGAATTGATTAAATCCCAAGTAGATGTGCGCACCAATCAATTTTTGCGGCCTTGGGGTGTAGCCAATGATGATAAAGGTTATTACAATCAATTCAAGAGTGCAGATATGGTTCCAAATCTGCTCTATATCATTAAGGCCAATGCTCCATTCAATACAGAGATGTATGCTAATCTGCAAACACAGTTGACTACTGGTAAACTTCGTTTCCTTATTGATGAACGCCAGGCTAAGATGAAGATGGATGCCAGCCGCGCTTTAAAATTTAAAGATATGACTGAAGACGATAAAGCAAATTGGATCGTGCCATTTATGCAAACATCTATTTTGAAAGATTAGATGATTAACTTGGAAGAGAAACATGAAGGTGTGAATATCATTCTTGACCGCACAAATAAGAACATCAAGAAGGATAAAGTGTCAGCTATGGGCTATGCTCTTTGGTATATTAAAGTAGAGATTGATGATCGCGCATTGATGCGTCAAGCAATCTCTTGGGACCAAGCTATGAAAATTGCTGGTCGCCGAGATGGATAGAAGTCTATGCGTTCTCGTATTACTTTAAAGGGTAATGGGCAGTACACTTCTAATCTACGAAAGAGAAAGAAATAATTTTATTTTTGATGTTATAAAATACTTTATATAATAAAGCGATGACAAGGAGGAACATAAATGCCTTGGCAAGAAAATGACCATCCTTCCATCATGGAGCGAAAGGCAGCTATGCTTCTTGATTAGGGAGACATTTTGTATGTTACAGAATTTTCTTTCCCTGATTTAAAATCAGACCGAGGCATCCCGCTGCGTTTTGATTTTGCTATTTTTGAATCTCCAGAAGATATGGAAAAAGAAAGGCCAAAGTTTCTTTTGGAAATGCAAGGTGAATAGCATTATAAGCAAAAGTTCCAGACTAAGGAAGGTTTTGCAAGGCAGTAGGCTAACGATAAGAGAAAGCGTTCCTACTGCGCGGTTAAAGGTTATATTTTAGTCGCAATTCCGTACACTGAATACAATTCAATGACACTTGACTCCATTCTGGAGTAGGGTAAATACTTTGATTGAGAAAGGAGGGCAATATGGATAAGCCTATGTTTAAGCGCGTCAATGCTCCGCGCCCACCAATGGACTTTGGTTTGTTAAAAGTCCGTAAAATGACTATTAAGCCGGCGGAGGCTATCATCTATAAAGAAGATACCAAAGGCCGCAATTCTGTTGACTGGACTCGACAGACGCATGACAAAATGATCGAGACAACTAAGGGCACAGATTTAAAGCAAATTCGTTCTCTGTCAAAGTATTTCTTCCAAACTAATGGTGTCTATGCTCGTGCTGTTCGTTATTTGGCAGATATTTATAAATATGACTTTCTGCTTTATCCAAATCTCGATCTTGATTTGGAGATGACAGACGAGTTCAGCGACAAGATTTTGAAAAAATTCAATGTGCTACTCGAGCACTTTGATAATTCGGCAATTCAGTTAATGTGTCGTAAATGGGCAAATGCGGTTTGTATTGAGGGCTGCTATTATGGTTACATCTGTGATGATGTAAATGATAAACTTGTTGTCCAAGATTTGCCTGTTGACTTCTGCCGTTCCCGTTTTCTTTATAAGGGAATGCCTCTTGTGGAATTTAATGTCCAATACTTTGATAAGGTAACTTCTGATCCAAAGTATAGGGAGAAACTTCTTGGTCTTTTCCCTGAAGAGTTCCAGGTTGGGTATCGTAAATACAAAGCTGGTAAACTTCCTGCTGAAGAGCAAGGTGATGATGCAGGCTGGATTCTGCTGGATATGAACCGCTCATTTAAGTTTAACTTTAATGATGAGGACATTCCACCTTTCCTCTATGCAATTCCTGATATTATTGGACTTGATGAAGTAGAAGATCTTGAAAAAGAGAAGCTGCTTCAGCAAATTCAAAAGATTTTGATTCAGAAATTTGAACTTGACCAGAATGGTCAAATTCCATTCACTATGAAAGAACTTCAACAGTTAAACCAAAACGCCGTAGATATGGTTGGAGATGCTGTTGGAGTAAGTGTATTGTCTACTGTTGCAGAAGTTTCTCTTGAAGATTTGGCAACAAGTAACGGTACTGAATCTCAAAATAACCTCGAAGCCGCTCAAAATAGCGTTTATAATGCCCTTGGTATTTCAGCTAATTTGTTTAATACTGATGGCAACCTTGCTCTTGAAAAGTCAATTATTATTGACGAAGCCTATATTAAGCCTTTACTCCTGCAATTTGAGCAATTCTTTAACCGCTATCTTGAGTGGAAGTTTAATAAGAAAGATTTGAAGTTCCGCATGAAGATGCTGCTTACTTCTATCTTTAATTCTTCTGATATGTCCAGTAAGTATGAGAATCTTACAAAGATCGGCTTTAGTCGTTTCCTGCCAATGGTTGCTCTTGGACATACCCAGAAAGAGGTTATCTCTATGGCAAAACTCGAACAGCAGATTATGCAGCTTGATGCTTATATGCTGCCTCCATTTAGCTCTAATACCATGTCTTCTGATACTTGGAGTGATATTAAGGCGCAACAGCAGCAAATTCTCTCTGGCGGTAAAGTTACCCCCGTTGGAGGATAGGCTGATACTGCACGTTCTGGCTCTGTAACTTCAGATTCTACTGGTGGCGCTGGCCGTCCGCAACTACCAAATGATAAGAAATCTGACAAAACTATTGCAAATTAGGCGGCACAAAACTGATAAAAAGGAGAAACAAACATGACAACTATTAAGAAAACTCTCACTACCAATGAATTGCAGAATACTGCAAATGCCCTCTTTTCTGCTTGGGAGGCCAATAAGAATGAAACAAAACTCCAAGTGGTGCAGATGTATAATTTGATTAAGTTAAAGAAGACTTTGCAAGAAGAGGCAATTAAATTGTCTGAAACAGTAACCACTCTGGCTGAACAGGTGGGCGGAGAACGTTTGCCAAATGGCAGTTTAAAAATTCCGGATGATAAAATTGACGAAGTAAATGAGGCGCTTAGTCAATTATCTGATGAGACTATTGAAATTGAGTATACTCCTATTCAGGTAACCAATAAAGATTCCCTTCCTATTGCAATTCTTGAGCCTTTGATGGAGTTTATTGAAGTTGTTGAATAATCACAGCTAAGGAGGAGAATTATGGCAACATTATATCCTCCCGTCCTTGAAGCAAAAGCGCAGGCTATTCCTTATTCCGAAGTTGCTGGTTTAGATAACTACTATAATATTGAATTTAAAATGCCCGATGTTAATCCTATTGAGGACATCGGGCATATTCAAGTATCTATCAAGTATTAGTCTACCAACGAAGCGGCAGTTAATAGGGATAGATCACCCGATGGAAATGTATTATATTTTAATCGAGAAGAATCTCATAATTATTTCCATAGAAAGGATAGTGGAAACTATGAGATTTCAATTCCTTACTTTTGCTTTGATGGCGGGCGCCCACAATAGGGAACTACTTACTGTGTGCAAGTAAGATTTGGTAATGATGTCTTATGGACAACAGGCTCTGGCATTAGCGACCGCGATTTTGGTGGATTTGCTGCCTGGCGTGCGCGTTCAACAAGTGCGATACCTTCATGGTTTGGAGAATGGTCTAATGTCCAAACAGTGTATTGCTATGGATCAGCGGCAGTTTCTTTAACTGCAAATTACAATGATTTTATTCCTGAGTTAGAATATCGCTATGCTCCAGTTTTGGATGATCCTCTGGAATAGATTAAAATTGTGTATGAATATGCCGATTTATATGGCTCTACTTTTAATACTCTGGTATTTAATGGACAGCGTCAGCAGGATGGAGTTTATACTCTAAAGGTAAAACTGCCAATCGCTCCAGTTCAAAGAATATTAGTTTCATTAGAAGCTATTACTAAAAACAATACGATTCGCGGTCGAACTCTTACTATTGTACCATTAAAGTACAGTAAAGTTTTCCCAGTATTAAAATCCGAAGATCCCAATACTGGAGAACGTATTCCTTTGATTGAAGAGGCAAAATTATATGGGGAAGAAAATGAGGATGGGTGTTTGGCGAAAACTGTATCTATTCCAGAACTTCCAAAAAATCCAGATGGTACTGTAATTCCCGATGATCCAGAAGTATATTAGGATGGAAGCACTTTGTCAATTTATCGAGCAAATATTTACTCTTTAGAGACTATCAAGGTTATCGAAGGGTTAAATGCCGCTCGTGGAGCAAAGACTACTTTCCGAGACTATTCAGTAGAAATGGGAGAAGAGTATCAATATATTGCAGTATTAAAAAATGCTGACGGCATTGCATATGCTTTAGTTGAAGATATTTATGATTGGGGTTATGAGAATCCCGGTTATGGCCGACTAATGCGCATGGGTTCCGTTTTCTTAACTACTCGCAATCATTAGTTGCGTTTACAAGGAAATGTAAATATTACTGCCTTTAAGCGCAATACTTAGGACTAGTTCCAAACAACTTTAGGTTCTCAATTTCCATTTTATCAAAGAAGTGCGAAAACTAATTATAGAACTTTTACTCTTAGTGGATTAGTAACAGCAAATCATGATCCCACAGGTTCTTTTTTACGCAATGATAATGAAAATGGATTATGGTGGGATGATGATAATGGTTCTCGATTAGTAATCTTGAATAAAGATCTTTATTCAATAAAACAGTTTTCTATTTCTCGCGCAAGAATGAGAGATTTTTTGGAGAAGAATGATAAATTAGCGGCTTTAGATGAAGTCAATAGAGATGAAATTTTTGAAAATGAAGATTTTAATTAGGATTACTATGGCGGCCAATTTGGACCAATGACAATATTTGACGACTATTTGCATCGTAATATTATACGGTAGGGATCTACTGAAAAGACTGATGAGAACATTTATTTTGAAAGAAAATTCAGAGATTTTGTAATGCTTTGGCTTGCTGATGGAAAACCAAAGCTCTTTAGATCTGAAACTGAAGGCAATATGATTGTAATGATTTCAGGAGCATCTTTTACTCCTCAAGATAAATCTGACAGAATGGTATACAATTTAAGTTGTACTGTTACAGAAATCGCTGAGTATAATCTTGAAAATTTAATCAATTATAATCTAATGCCTTTTGTTTTTTAGACTTAGTTAATTACGGGACTGCCTCGAAATCTTACATTTGGATCAGTAGTTGATAAACAAGATTATTTAGCTATTATTGGTTTTGATAGAACTTTAGAGCCTTACTTTACATTAGATTAGAGTACTGGTACTTATATTGTAAATAATAATGCAGATTTAGGAAAATTAAATGATGTAATAAATTAGGTTAATGAATATACTTATGTTCGTGGTGATCTTGATCCTGCCGTTTATGATGGATTGATTTATCAATATAATAAAATCTATAATATTCCAGATTCTTTGGCTGGAACTCCTATAAAACCAATTTAGACAATAGCTGCGGTTAAGGGAGGAAGTGGAGATTATAATTTTAGTGTAGTAGCTCCTACTTATTTACCTTCTGGATTAACTTTAAATCCTAACACTGGTGAAATTAGCGGTACTCCTGTTTCAACATCTTTAGACCCCATTCCATCTCATCAAGTTACTTTATAGGTTTATGATAATGTTACTAAAGAGTTCGCTAAAATGACAATTACTGCTGGCATTATTTATCCTCAGTTGACTTTTAAAGAGATTGGTGTTTCTATCGCTGAAGAAAAAGTAGGAACTAATATTACCCCTATCAACCTATCTAGTTATGTTAGTGGTGGTTTAAAATTCAGTTATACTGAAACAGGAAGTGATTTTGATTATATCTGGAGTGCAGAGAATCTTCCAAAAGGCTTCACCATCAATAATTACGGAGTAATTACTGGCGCATATACTGAAGTGGTTGAACCTGGAGAAACAATTATTCAAGTAGTAGATGCTGCTGGACAAGTAGCCACTCAAGTCCTTAAATTTGGACAAGGTTATTTTCCAATTTATTTCTATCCAAGTATTAACTTTAATGTTGGATATTCAGAATAGGGCGTCCCGATTAAAGAAGTAGATGTATCTTCCGGAGTAAGCGGTGGTAAACAGAATATTACAGCAGAATATCCACACGGATACAAATTTAGTGCAGATGGATTGCCTGCCGGAATTACTATTGACCCAGGAAAGGGAATTATATCTGGCGCTCCATTAAATTAGGGAAATGCTGTTACTGCGACGATTACTGCTACAGATTTTGACACTCCGACCCCATCATCCGCGAGTATTACAATTTTAGTTTAGGCACAACTTGAAAAATTTGAGTTTCTTGATGTCACTCATAGATTAGATATAGACCCAGGAGGAGATGACCCTGCTGGTGGTGCTGGAGCTTTGGCCCCTATGTAGATTGGAACAGTCATTGATCCGATTCAAGTTTATGTCCAAGGCGATCCTGTTAAAGATAATCCCGATGAAGTAATCACATACGATATGGCTGAAGTTCGCGGCGGTTTGAGATATGTTGATCGACCCTATTATCGTTTTTCTGCTGAGTATCTTTTACCCGATTTTACTATCGACAATTATGGTAAAATCTCAGGAAGAGCGTAGGTAGCTTCAGAACAGAGAGTTGGTATTCTTAAAGTTTTTGATGCTCGTGGAGAAATGAGATATGTCAATATAAATATTGCTCCTATCTCTGCTCAATTAACTTTTGATCCTAGCGAAGATTATCGTTTATTTGATACCTTTGTATATTCAAATAACGGCAATTATCGTATTCGTATTCCTTTAAGCGATATTAAAAATGGTAAAGCGCCATTTAAATTCACTTTTAGAGATTTGCCTTCCGGTATCGAAGGACGTATTGAGCAAAATCCAGACACCTTAGAAGAATACATTGAGATTGGTCCTCCTGATGGAGCAACTCAATGGCCAACTGCACCAATGTCTGCGGGATATATTACTATTGAAGTTGAGGATACTCCAGCCAATGCAGAAGATCTGCCAGAAAAAATCCAAATTAAGATTCCAAGAGGAGTTATTGTTCCTGAGCTTAAATGGGATTAGCAAATTACGACTCTTCCTTCTTTGAGTGATGGCCAACAAAAGAAGATTTATTTCTCTGGAGTAACAGGAGGTATTTATCCCTATACTGTTACAGTAATATCTGGAGACATTTCTCCATGGATTATTCGACAAACCGAAGGCGCTGAGCAAGACCCAAATATGTTCTATTTTGAAGGCACAGGAAATGGAGCTACAGCAGGAGGTTCTGTTGAGGTTCAAATTACTGACGCCTCTGGTCAAAGCAAAAGAGTAGTATTTGATAAAGGAGAGACTTTTGATAAGTTGACCTTTAGTTTGAAAAACTCTTTTGGAAATTATGATCTATTAGCAAAAATTTCATAGGTGCCAGGTAAAAAGTCATCTATTCCCGTTATTAGTGGTAATGGTGGATAGCCGCCCTATACATACGAAGTTATCACATCTTCAGTCAATGAAATTGTCCCAGGGCTAAGAATTGACTCTACGGCAGGCACTATCTCTGGTACGCCAACTGAAATCGCAAATCCTGCCGATATGACAGCTCGTTTTAGAATTAAGGACAACACTGGAAGTTATGGTTCTTGGGATGGTATAGAACAATGGTTCTCTCCCATGGTAACGAATATTGTTGAGCCGGCGGATGGTATTACATCTCCTTATGCTGAGCGAAATCTTAAAATTCAAGAATGGTATAGCAAAAGATTTTTCAAACCAAATAGTAACCGAAAAATTGTTTATACGATGACCGGTACTTTACCAACTGGTTTAAGTTTCAACAATGGAGTGATCAGTGGAACCGTTACTTCTATTGGAGAAGAAAAGCGTGTAGTGCTGACAGCTACGATTCCAGCGGATGACTTTAACCCTACTGACCAGGTTACTACTATCGAAGTAATTTTCCCCGCAATTGCAGGATATTTAAATTATGTAGTAGTACCTGCAAATCTTCGATTAGTTTTGCAACAAGGCGTTGCAATGCCTTAGACTAGCGTTTCAGATGGGCTTTCTGGTGGTGTAGCTCCATATACTTGGAGTATTAGTGGAGGTCCAGCAGGAGTAAGAATCGAATGGGATACTTTAGATACTTCTAAAGCTTATTTAGTAGGAACTCCTACTGAATTGGGAAGTAGTGGTAGTATTACTGTAACAGTAACTGACGGAGCAGGATAGACTGCGAGTATCTCCTTCAACTGGGTTGTCTATGAGCCTCTCATTTTCCCAGATAGTCCAGCTTTAGATATTCCTCCACAGTAGGCATGGACAGAAATTGAAGCTATTGATATTCCAAAAACAGTACAAATCACTGGTGGATCTGGAGATTTTGTATTTAGTGCAGATGCTAATATTTCTCCTTATTTTTGTAGTGCCTCTGGTCTGATCTATGGTAATTCTCAATCGAAGTCTTAGCCTGCTAGAAATTGTGTAATTACGGTGGAAGATAGAGTTACTGGATTAACGGCACAAGTCACCATAAATGTAGGTGAAATCACTGGAGCAATGAGTTATAATGGAAATCCTTCTATTCCAGCAGGAACTATCAACACAGCTATTCCATAGGTTGATTTGAAGAAAGATATTACTGGCGGTGGAACGCCAATCTTTACTTTAATTTCAGTTCCTGATGGATGGCTTCCAAATTCTGTAAAAGTAGACTCTTCTACTGGTATTGTAACTGGTACACGTCCCGCAACAAATGCAATGGCCGGAGAAATTGTAGTTAGTGTTGCAGATTCTGCTAGCCCAACTACTTAGATTACAATTCGGATTCCAGTAGGAGCCGTTAGCGGAGAAGCATTAACTTATACTCCAGATGCTACGGCAAGAGCAATTCCAGATGGAAGAGTAAATACAGGTGGTACAGTGAACATTAAGCCTGGATTTACTGGTTTAGCCGCTCCTGTATTTACTATTACTTCTATGCCAGCAGGTTGGAGGGCGAATAGTATAACTATTAGCACAGATGCTGTAATTACATATAGTCGCCCAGCAGCTGCTTGTGCAGCAAGTGAGCTGAAAATTAGAGTTACCGACTCTGGGAAAACTATTGATATTACAATACCTGTTGGTGCAGTAAGTTAAGGAGGAGTTTATGGCTGATTTTATGAATGATAGATCTTTTTTATTAAAGCTCAATTAGCATAAAGTCAGAGAATATTTAGCAGCGATTATGGTTCTCGATTTTGAAACAGAGAATCCTATTGCTCGTCTTGAAGGCAAGGTAGTTAGCGGCTCCATGACGGTAGCCGCTAACTCTGCCGTAAGAAAAACGTGTTCTTTAACGATTGTTTTCGATGAGGACACAAAGAATATTACTGACATAAATAATTTGATTGCTATTGATAAAAAGATCTCTTTATCTTTGGGGTTAAAAAATCCTTTTTATCACTTACCTCAATATACACAGTATGGAGAAGAACTTTGGTTTAAGCAAGGGCTTTTTGTTATTACAAGAGCTTCGTCTTCTATTTCAATCTCTTCTGCGTAGGTAAGTATTGAATTATAGGATAAAATGGCATTCTTAAATGGAACTTGTGGAGGTACTCTCCCCGCTAATACCAGTTTTCATGATAAGATTATTTACGATAAAGATGGTAACTATACTACCGAGTATCCTTTGATTAAAGAAATTATTTTTGAAGCTGTTAACCATTATGGCGGAGAGCATCCTTCTCGTATCGTAATTGAAGATGTGCCAGATGTCGGCCGTAAAGTTGTAAGATGGCGAGGCAGTACCCCAATCAATTTTCAAAGTGAAATAGACGCTAAGAATAGTGGGCGTTCTTTCGTTATTGCCGCGCCTCCAGTTGCTGGTTTTGAAAATACCTATTATCAGGGAGACTTAGTAGGTTATAGAGAAACGCCTTTAACTTATCCTGGGGAACTCATTTTAAAAATGGGATAGACAGTAACTAATCTTCTTGATGAAATTGTCTCCACTCTTGGAAATTATGAATATTTTTATGACGCAGAAGGTATTTTTCATTTCAGACAAATTAAGAATTATCAAGCAACGGGAGTTACTCCTTTGAATTACGACCCAACAATTACGGTAGAAGTTGTAGATTCTTAGGGCAATATTTCCCAATAGACCCAAGATTTGGATAAATCTTTGTAGAGTCTATATTTCCCAAGATATACTGATGATGCTTTTATCAATGAATTTGCAGATCAGAATTTAGTAACACAGGTTGGCTATAATCCAGATTATTCAAAGATAAAGAACGATTTTATTTGTTGGGGAACTAAACAAGATGATTCTAATAGTGAAGTAATGGTAAGGTATCATTTAGCTATTGATGTTCGTCCAAAAGATATACCAAAACCTGTTACAGAAGAAGAGATTGAGGTAATTAGAGACAACTATTCTTTATGCCATAAGACTATTCGTAAAGTGATGAATAAAAATGATGGGACTATTTCTCGCTATGCAGTAGAAAATGCTTATATCCCCGATGAAGTTAACGAAACTTGGGGAGAAGTTGCTGCTCTAAGCCTTGACGAAGCATTTCCTAATTTGGACGCCTCCTATCATTTTAATTGGAGAGAAGAGTTATATCGCCAGGCGTTATTAGCATATGGAACTTCTACTGAAGGTTCTTATTATGATGAAGAGTTAATGGCAGAATGGCGAAATATCTTTGACCCGTCTAGCACTTGGGATTTAAAAGGAATGGATTCTTTTCAAAGAAATTGGGAAGATCATTTCGGAGAAGATAATGATGAGACTCCTTGGGCGGGTTATACCGTTGATGTAAAAATTGCTCCAGAAAAATTGCGCTATTGGTTAGATATTATTGACACAAGCGCAGGAGTTGGCGTTTATGGAGTGAATAGAATTGGCCGCCGGACTATCGCATAGGAAAATACTAAAATCAACCAAGTTTTTGAAGGAGAAATTCCTGATTTAGTATTTATTGAAAATACTGGTCAACCTCAAGAAATGATTGAAAATACTCAATATTACATTTCTATTGGGTAGGCATATTCATTCGTAAATCCAGATTAGCTACAATATTTCCAAGAAGTTAACTCTTTTGGTACCTGTTATGAATCTGTTCGCGAAATGCTGTATAATAATCTAATCTATCATGCAACGGCGTCTTTAACAACTATTCCCATTTTGTATTTAGATGTTAATAAAATTGTTCATCTTAATTTCCCAAAAATAGGAATAACAGGAGATTTTGTGATTAACAATATTTCTATGCAATTTGGGAGTAACCCTACTATGAGCCTGTCATTGAATGAAGCTATTGTTATGGTGTAATTTTTTGAAAAATTAAAAATTTTATTTTTATCATTACAAAATCCAGTATATGTTGAAACGAAAATGCGATGCAGGAGAAAATTTGTCGTGAAAAATTTTATAACTTTTTTATTTTTGATTTTATAAAATGTTATAATAGTAAGTCTGGAAAACGAAATCAAGAAATTATTCCGTTTACCAGCGTATCACGACAAAGAAAGGAGGAACTTGATGGAATCACAGGCAATTGTGAATACCATGGAAGTTCTGGAAACCAAGCCGATTAACGAGCTTGTTACCGAAGCTACCATTAAGGTATGTTATGTTTCAGAAAACCCCAATCAGAACAATACTGTGATTAACAAAGAGGTTGGTCGTCAAATCGCTGCGACCCTTCCTGGCGCTCCTGTAGTAGGCTTCTACGACAAAGAGTCCGGTGACTTTGTTCAACATAGCCGTAAGGTGACTATTTCCAATGGCCAAGTGAACATTGAAGATATTACAAAACCTTATGGTTTCGTAAGTTTTGATGCTCCTTGGTATCAAGACTTTATGGAAGATGGCCAAGTCAGAACTTATCTGATGTGTAAAGCCTATCTATGGACTCGGCAATATGAGGAAGCCTCCAAGGCATTGAATAAAGGGCAGTCAATGGAACTCGATGAGCAAACCATGAGCGGCTACTATGAAGGCGATGTTTTCGTTTTTACTGCCGCTACCCTTGACAAGCTCTGTATTCTTGGTGATGCTTATGCACCCTGTTTTGAAGGGGCTAAGATAATGTCCTCTTATACTAAACAGTATGAGAGCCTTGCTGAGCAAGTGGAGAATATCTTAGGAAGGAGGTATTACGTCATGAATGGGCAACTTCAGCCTAAGCCTGAAAAGATTACTCTTGAGTACGCTCTTCAGCTTGGCTGGAATCTGACTGACGCAGTATATATGCAGCTGCGCAATCGTGGAGCTGAGATGAAATACGACATTCAGGGTATTTACTCTGAGGGCGGCACCATCTTTGTTATTCTCCAAGATCGCGAGTCTCTCGAATATGTACGCGTGAATCTGACTATCACAAGCGAAGACACAGTTGAGCTTGATAGTGAGATGCAGGCCGTAAGACAGACCTGGTCTGTTAAGGAGCCTCCTGCTCCTGAGCCTGTTGAGCCACTTGGTGGCACTACTGTAACTGCAACACAAGATCCCGCTTCTACTGCTTCTACTGGCGCTCCTGCCGCTCCTGCAGCTACTCCCGAGCCTGCACCTGCTCCTGCTGGTGCTGGAGTCTTTAAGAAGAAAAAAGATGACGAAGACGAAGGAGAAGGTGAAGGAGAAGGAGAAGGCGATGATCCAAAATCTGATGACGGCGACGGAACCGATGGCGGAACCGATGACGGCGGAACCGATGATGGCGGAGACGACGACGACAAGAAGAAAAAGAAGAAGGGAAATTTCGCAGCAGATGGTGAAGGAAATGATCCTGAACCCAAGCCCGAAGGAAGCGAAGGCGGCTTGCCAGATCCTTCCGTCGGCAACCCCGATCCAAGCGACATTCCCGGACCAGCAACTTTCTCCGCAAACGGAGAGGGCGGCGAGCCAAGTACTGAACCTGCCGCTGACCCAGAGCCTACTCAGCCTACAACACAGTTTAGCGCAGAGCCTGCTGCCGAGCCTGAAGGCACTCCAGCAGTCGATTATGCTGCAGTGATTGAGGATTTGAAGTCTCAAGTTGAAACTCTTACCAATGAGCTGAATGGCTATCGCGCCAAAGCAGCCGAGGAAGAGAAAGAAAAGAAACAAGCAATGGTAACATCTTACAGTGAGATGCTCACTGAGGAAGAGATGAAGCCTGTTGTAGAGAAGCTCGATGAGTATTCTCTCGATGAAATCGAGTCCAAGCTCGCTGTAACTTATGCTCGTAAGCAGAAGAACAGCGGACATCCTTCTACTGGATTCCAGGTTAGCGTCGCAGGCGCTGCTGCAGTAGATCACTCTCTGGACGGACTCCCTGAATTTTTCATTCAGGCCTTAGAGCTTGACAAGAAGAAAGAACTGAAAATTTAATCAGTTTTTCTTGATAAAAAGGTTATAAACTTTTTTGAAAGGAGATACAAAGTAATGCCTGCTACTTTTGTAAAGACCGAAGGCAAGTATGGCCAGGTTGAGGCTAATCGTCTTTCCGGTATTACCTTCGGTTACATTGAGGCCCAGGCTCCCGCTTATGAGGACGCTGGCGCCGCAACACCTATTGCAGAGCTTGAGAACGGTATGTTCCTGTGTGTAATCCCCGACACCACTGAGACTTCTCCTATGGGCCGCATCGCGGTTCTGCCTGGGGTCGCACCTGCTACTGCAAAGCCTTACCTCGTATACTCTGAGAAGAAACTGTATGACGAGCGTATGGGTTATTCCGATTTCGTTGATCGTGCTGCCGATAAGGTGGATGGCCTTCTGTATCCCAAGCTGATCGGTATTGTGCCCGACAACGATGTTTTCACCACAAACACCATTAACGAGGAGCCTGATTCCCTGGCAGTCGGCGACGTACTGTACATTGGCGATGACGGTTATCTGACTAAGACCAAGGGCACCAATACTACTTATCAGTTTGAGGTTACCAAGGTCTACACTATGCCCGATGGCCAGCCCGGCGTTAAGCTGATGAGCAAGGCCTGCGGAGCCTAATTGAAAGGAGGATTTACAGATGGCTTTCGTATATGCTGATAACCTGGCTCTTGCTAAGGTACTGATGTCCAAGAAGAATCCTTCTGGTAAGTACTCCTTGAACGGCCAGGAAGTTTCCTATGACTCCCTGAACGATACTCTTCAGGCTAACCTGAAGGAGATCGCTGGCACTCCACAGCTGTGGCGTGAGAACAAGAACACTGTCTTCTCTCTGATTGAGCAGACTCTTGATACCGTAATGCCCAAGAATGTTCTTGACACTTATGGTATGTTTGCCGATGTAACTACTATTGCTCAGGGTGACACCATGGTGTATCACCGTAAGATTGGTGAGCAGCGTGCAAAGCAGTTCGTAACTCGCGTTGCGCTGGCTGGTCGTTATGAGGCTTTCGAGCTTGCTGACGAGAAATTCACCATCAAGACAACCGCTTACGGCGGAGCTGCTCGTATCGGCTTTGAGGAGTTCCTCGACGGCCGCGTGCAGTGGTCTGATTATCTCGACATCATCAATGAGGGTATGTCCGAGGCAGTCTATAAGGAGATTGCTAAGGCTCTCGTTGCTGCTATCGAGGCTTTCCCTGCTACCAACAAGGTAAGCGCAGCAAACTTCGACGAGGCTCAGTTCGACCGTCTGCTCCAGACTATTGCTATTTATGGTACTCCTACCATTTATTGCACTCTGGAAGCTGCTATGACTCTGCTGCCCTCTGACAACTGGATTTCCGAGTCCATGAAGGACGAGCGTTGGAACAACGGTTACTTCACTCGTTATAAGGGCTTCCCTGTAGTGGTTCTGCCCCAGTCCTTCACCGATGAGACCAATGCCACTAAGGTCATTGATCCTTCCTATATCTATATCTTCCCAACCAACAACCAGAAGCCCGTCAAGATTGTGTTCGAGGGCCAGACTCACGTCAAGGAGTTTGAGAACCGCGACTGGTCTACCGAGCTGCAGACTTACCAGAAGTTCGGTGTTGGTATCATCACCACTAACAATCTGGCTGTATTCCGCAACAAGGGTCTTGTTATTGATAACGTTCCCGGCGCTTGGAACTAATCAGTAACGATTGATTTTGAGATAAAGGAGAAATAACATGAAAGTAATCAATCGAAGCGATGGAAATGTGGTCTACTCTCTCCCCGAATTGAATATTCGTAGAGTGTTCGTTCCAGGAGAGAGTAAAGACCTTTCTGAACAAGAGCTAAATGCTCTCTGGCAAATTGACGGCGGCGCTTCCCTTCTTCGTAATGAGCTTATGGTTCAGGATGAGGAATGGGTAAATAAGATGATGCCGTATGCCCCTATCGAGTATTTCTGGCTCGTCGACGACGTTGATAAGTGTGTTCTTGAAGATAGCCTTGAGCTGTTTAAAGAGACGCTTGAATACGCGCCAACAGGAGTTATTGATCTCATTAAGGCTCGCGCTTGGCAGTTGCCAATGACCGATCTTAATAAGATGGATGCTCTCAAGCAGAAAACAGGTTTTGATACACTCAAAGCCATTGAGGTTATGAAAAAGCCAGAAGGCACAGCTCCCACCGCTCAGAAACCAAAGGAGAGACTCCGTAAGAGGGAGGGTTAATGTGACTTCTCTTAACGAGGTATATGATGCGTTTTTCGCGTTAATTACCGACGATATGTATATGGAAATTACAGAGGAGGAGACACGGGCCGATTGTCGAGAGCTTCTCGAGGCTTCTCTTCCTTTGTTTGAATTTCCAGATAAGCCGATTGATATTGCAGGAGATTCCTTCAACGTAGACCTTTCTCGCGAAGAACGCAATATTCTCGCGTATGGTATGCTTCAGATTTGGCTTCAGCGCCAAATCACTTCTATTGACGTAGTTCGACAGAAGTTCTCAGGTACTGACTTCAAACTGACTAGCCAGGCCTCTCATCTCCAACGTCTCATGACGCTTATGACAAACACCAAGAATGAACATAGGCGCCTGCAGATGTTACACTCTCGTCGCAGAGTGGGGCCAACAGGCAACTATGAGTCAACATTTGATTTGTTGGCGAAAAGAATGCACTGAGAAAAAGGAGATGTAGTATGGCGAAACAGTTTAAGTTTGGCCCCGATGCTTGGAAGTATAACAATACCCGTTTGACAAATCAAATCTTTAAGCTCCTACCTATGTATGAGAATGAAGAAGATTGGCAGTCTCAGCGCCGCACAGTGGTTGATGAGCTGCACGGGTATAACAAGATGTTTGAGGAAAATCCTCATTTCATGGTATTGATTGCCAAATTGATGGCGCTTGACTATGCGGACGATAAGATGATCTTCCGTAAGCGTATCTTTGAAGCAATCTCTGAATTGAAGTCAATTCAAATTTAAGGAGCGGTAGCATGAGCTATGAAGGCATGAAACGCCGCCTCAACTACTATGGTGGAGCACCACAGTAGGACCGCATGATTAGAGATAAACTCTGGTCAATGCTTTCTGCTACTAAATACTCCTATCAGGCGGCGAAATTCACGAAGTATCCTGGAATGGATAAGCAAACAGTTGGTTTATTCAATCCAGTTACTTAGAATATGGACTACGATACGAAACTGTTATCAGTTCCGTTCGACGCCCAATACTCTGTCGGCGATGTATTTCGGTGGGACAATACCGGTACTTACTGGATTTGTTACGCACGAGATTTAACTGAACTTGCCTACTTTAGAGGTCAATGTCGCCGCTGTGATTATAAAGTTCAGTGGGTAGACGGCGATCGTGAAGTACAAGAGACGTTTATCTCTGTGGTTGGTCCTTCCAATCCAGATTACACGTCTACGAATACGACATTTGGTTCTGCCGATTTACCAAATGCAAACCTCGTTGTATTGGCTACAGCCAATCAACAAAACAGGGCGTATTTCAATCAATATCAGAAGTTCTTGTTAAAGAGCTTTACCTACAAGGTAGATTAGATTGACGACATTTCAATGCCGGGCGTCCTGCAAATGAACTGCTCCAGGTATTATACCAATTTGGTAGAGGATGACGTTGAAACGAACATTATGAATACCTGGAATGTACAACCCGTCATTCCTGAATATCCGACAGAATACGGTATTGAAGGTCCGCTCGTCATTAAGCCTCGATTTAGAGTGGAGTTCAAAGCAATTGTCGCCGGCGGTAAATGGATTATTGTAGAGAATGAAGGCGTTAGACCTCACGATTAGATCCCTGCGAAATTCCAAGAAACAGATGATGTCTATGCACAATCAATTCATGTTTATTGGGATTCAATGATGTCAGGCGCTTTCACCATTGGATATTAGATGCCAAATGGAACTCTATACCAGAAACACGTCTAGGTTGAATCATTGATGTAACGAGAAGGAGGAATAAGATGCCACTACTGCGATCACAAAGTGAGAAATCCATGTTGGGACGTTATTCATCATTCGCTTCGGTTGAAAACACGCTCTCACTGGTAGTGGATAGGTTATTAAAGAATGAGCGCTTGAAGCGCTTGCTTTATTACACCGACAAACACGCTTTGGAGCTGCCAAAGTTAAATCAAGAACAGGCGTATTCATTGCTCAATAATCAGATCAGAATTGTCCCTAAACTGACTATTGACCATGATGCTAAGCCCTATGTGATTATCACACTGGATAATTTCGTGCCTATGGAAGATCAAACCACGTTCAGGTCTTTCCAACTTGGATTTGATATTCTTGTGCCGTATGAGTTCTGGTTGTTGGATAATTTCAAGTTGCGCCCCTACTGCATTGCCGGCGAGATTGACGGCATGATTAACAATGATTTTGTCATTGGCACTCAGGTGGCTGACTTTATGGGCGCTAAGCAGCTCATCATTAACGAAGCACAGGGAGGCCTTTCGTTGTATTACAATGTCGAAACCTATAAGGACGACAAAAAGTTGCATCCTAAGGAAGGACCCACTCCTGTCTTTTGATTGATTTTAACATTGACGAGTTAATGCTCGTCACTGGTATTGATATTCCAGTTGAGGCTTTCGGAATAACAATACATCAGCCAAGAGTGCGAGAAATCGCAATGCTTGGTGAGCAGAACTACTTTATTGCTCTGTCGATATTTCGAATGAATAAAAAGTAGCTTCACATAGAATCACCCGATGTAACAAATTGGATGATTTTTAACGAATCATTGACCCAAAAGATGGAAGGCATCAAAGATGTCCGGGCGCTTTTGAGTAATTTTCTTCAGTTGTTTTTTACGACTAAGATCAATATTGGTCCGCGATCCTTAATCATTTAGAATAAGGATTAGCTAATCAACATTGAGCCAGAACAATTCGATGACTTTTAGGAGTTAATCGGAATTGTTGGAGGTGCTTCTTTATTGAGCGGTTCAAAAGAGGAGTTTAATCCAGCAAACAAGCTGGCGGCGGAAATCGCTGAAAAGATGAAAAAAGCGCGAGCGAGGCTCGCTGCTATGTAGCCTTAGGCTAAGTCGAAAGGCTTCCTGGCTAGATACATACGAGCTGTCGCAATCGCAACGGCAAACTCGCTATCGGACGTCACTGAGATGACTATTTTATAGTTAAACTCTTTGATGCAAACCTACTTAGCATGGGAGGCGTATGATCTTGATGTCAGAAGCCGTTTGGCTGGCGCAAAGAACGATAATAAACTCGTTCACTGGATGATGCGCGACCCAGAGAACGACGATGATTCGATTGGAACTCTTGAAGGTTAAACACTCTTATGAGATGTTTTAATACCTTGATTAAAAGGCAAAATCTTTTAATAGGAGGAATATTGCTATATGAAATGGGCAATTCGTGAAGCCATTGACGTCTATTTCAAGGCTAAGTCCGTGTTCCAGCTTGGTGCAAAGACTTTCCGTGCTGGCGAGCCTGTACTTATCTTTGATACAGTCAAGACTTCTACTCTTGAGGTTGCCGCTGAGGTCTCCTATGTAACTGGTGGCCGTGGCAATGCTCGTCTGCTCTCCTATGAGGGCGATAAGACCCTGACCTTCAACTTTGAGGATGCTCTGCTGTCCAATGAGGGTCTGGCAATTCTTTCCGGTGCAGATCTGATTCCTGCCCGTAACAAGCATCTTCCTGGCGCTCATCCCGACGCTCGTAGCGTGATTGCTCACTATACTGAGAAGTATTCTGTTGCAACCAACAATATGCGTGACGAGGATCAGACCAAGAACGTATACGACGATGACACTTCCCTGTATCCCGCTGGTGGTCCTGATGATCCCGATGGTGGTCAGGGTGTTGGCAAGTACGCTCCTCGCGGCGGCATTGACAACGTATGGCTGACTCGTAAGCCTTATGTTGGTCAGAACGCTAGCATCTATGTGATGCTGCTCGATGACGCTGGCGAGATTTCCGGTATGCCTGTCCAGATCAATCTGGAAACTGATGATAGTGCTGAGGGTGCTGATAAGTACGCTTACCTGCGTAAATTCCACACTCAGAACGATTTCATCGCCTTTGACCTTTACAATAAGCCTATGTCTACTGCAGAGTATCCCGATCCTGATACTATCGAGGAGGCAGCTATCTTTGACGACCAGGTAGCCTACTATGTAGACTATGAGTCTTGCGTACGTAACTGGGTTACTGCTTGGGGCGAGAAGACTGATTACCGTCGTGTAATTACCGCTCCTAACTACGGCGAGACCTGGGGCGGCACTATGCAGGAGCAGGATGATGGCACTATGTCCCTCAAGGACTTTGGCTACTATGCTTATCTGCTGGCTCCTTCCGGTGGTATTGCTCAGCCTAAGGCTTACAAGGAAGGCTCCGACTTCGTTTACAAGGTAAACGTTCCTTCCATTCTGTATCAGGACATCGTGCTGCTTGACTACTATGTTGAGTACACCCACGATGCAACTCAGGTTTCCATCCTGCCCGACAAGTTCGGTCCTTATATGTACGTCGAGGGTTCTTCCCTTGTTCGTCGTGCCTCCGATGGTGTGGACCTGCCTGTTGAGTTTGTGATTCCTAAGTTCAAGATCACAACTGCTCTGACCTTCACCCTCGCCGCAACTGGTGATCCTTCTACCTTCACCTTCTCCGGCGACGCTTATCCTGACTTCAGCAAGTTCGACCTTACTCGTAAGGTTCTGGCTGACATTCAGATTCTTGACGCTGACGATAACTACGACGGTGCTTCTTCCGGTATCGCTACCGCTGATCCTACCTCCTATCGCCGCTTCAAGTACAACAACGACTCCAACGGCGAGTACATCTGGAAGGATCGTTCCCTCGAGCCTCACCAGAACATGGACTACTCCGATACTGGCAACTGGCCTGATAAGCAGTACAATCAGGATGCTGGCGGACCCGCAACCCTCACTCCTGGTAGCGGCCTGATTGATCAGGAAAACCCTAAGATTGACGTCGACCTGAATGACTTAGGAACTAAAGTGTCTGACGTCATCGCCAACGCTCCCGCTGGTTCCACTCTTAAGTTCAATGAGGGCATCATCAGTGAGCGCCTGGTAATTGATAAGAACCTCACCCTCGAAGGTACTACCGAAGATGGTAAGGAGACTATCCTCCAGGGCGGAGCACAGTTGGCGGCAAACGGCGAGCCTGTTCGTCTGACCATTAAGAATATGACTCTGGTACCCGATGCCAATACTCCTATTGGTGTAGTAAGCCAGAATCAGACTTCTGCTGATCAGCGCGACGCTACCGTAATTATCGAGAACTCTACAATTCGCGATTTTACTGGTAAGGCCGTCTATGTAACTGACGCTAAGACTACAGCCATTCGCAAGTCTACTTTCGAGAATTGCGCTACCGGCGAGGATACTGGTACTGTGGGCGATCACACCATTGACTTCAACCTGGTTGGAGTTCAGGGTGCTAACATCGACCTTGATACCGTAATCTTCAAGGGCATGAATGGCCATAAGTCCTCTGTCAAGGTCACTCAGCGTGGTGGTCCTTCCGATAAGGGCGCTGGCGATATCCCCATGGATATTCCTCAGGCTACTATCGCTAACTTCACTATGAGCAACTGCGACTTCCAGACCGATGGTCAGGGCACTCCTGTGGATCTGATTATTGGTTCTGATCATAAGACTCCTGACCAGCCCGAGCTGAAGAATACTACTGGCGACTTCCCTGTGATGATTTCCGGTAATAAGACTCCTGTTCGTGTGCAGAACCTGTATAAGGGCAACGACGACGTTGTGACTGTTCCTGCTGGTGCTACTGGCTATAAGAACGCTAAGTCCGACTTCGTTGTGGTTGGAGCTGCAACTCCTGTAACTCCTATCTCCATCAATGCGGCTGGTTATGACGACATTTACTGCGCTTTCCGCGCAGCTAAGGCTGGCGACACCGTCACTCTGAATCAGGACATCGCTATCTCTGATAACGATGTGAACATCTCCGGCGACTCTATGGTTGCTGCGATGATTCCTGCTGGAGTAACTCTCGACGGTAATGGCCACAAGATCACTGTTGGCACAATCACTGGTAAGCACATCCTCGGTGTGAATGGTGAGAATGTCACCATCAAGAATGTGACCATCGAAGGCGCTGCTGGCGCCAAGTCCGGCGTGGTTGTCAGCGGCGTTTCCGCTAAGCTGACTGCTACAAACGTCACCATCAACAACTGCGCTAACTGCGGTATCCAGGTAACCAATGGCGGCCAGGTTATCCTCGATAACTATAAGTCCAATGGTAATGCTTGGGGTTCCGTAAACTGCGATAAGGGTGCTGGTGGCGCAACTCCTCGTGTAACCTTCAACTCTGGCTCTATGGCCGAGAATGTTGAGATTTACACCGAGCTTGTTGACATTCAGTGCGTAACCGCTCCTTCCCTCACTGAGGTAATTGGAGTTGGCGATACTCTGAAGGGCTTCAAGTATTACACCTCTGACATGGCTCGTCTGGGCGTGGCCGCTGTTGTTGTCGATGGCAAGACCACTGTCTATGAGGACATGGTTGAGGCTGAGGAGGCCGCTGATGAGGCCGGCGTTGACGTCGTAATCCTCTAATCTCACGCTTCTCCTTAAAATAAGAAAGACCCCTCCGGGAAACCGGAGGGGTTCTTTTTTTATGCCTATTTTTACTCAAATACTACGAGTGCGGCATCGTAGGGCATGAGATAGAGAAGTTCAGCATCAGAGTTTCTGGTACGAACCCAAATCTCAATGCAGGAAGCGCCGTCCTCTGTATTGAAATCCATAGAGATGAGATCGCCGATGTCCTTAATCAGATCAACCAACTGGTTGAAAGTGGAAGGATTGGTGGCGAATCCATCTGGAGTCTTGATGAGAGTTACATAATGAATGTCGCGGCCGTACAACAGGTAATAGGTATTGGGAGGGCAATCCTCATTAAACCATTTTGCTACACGGTCGGCGAGATTCTCAGGGTCTTTCTCCAGGTCATACAGAGGTTCCTTAGACACGATGCTCTTATTCATGTCATAGATAGTCATATTGGTGGACACACTGGCAGTTTCATCAAGCGCCTTAATGGTCACTTTCTTGCCGTTCAATGCGGCAACTACATATGCCTTATTGTCCATCTCTACCCAGAAAATCTGACCCGGCTTTAAGTCAGGCAGACCGCGGATAGTATTCTTGCTGGGAACGTCTCCACGATACCCTGGCAGTTTCTTAATCGCCTCTTTGATGCGATTAGTTTTCTCTTCTTTCTGGTTTAAAGCCGCCAAATCATGCTTTGTCTTGGCGGTGGCAAAGTCAACTACTTTGTCCATTAACCTTCCTCCTTTATTAAATCTACATAGTGAATATCGTCATCAAAGGGACGAATTTCAATCGACTTTCCTTTAAGGAAAATCAGGAACTTATTATCTTTCATCTGCTCAGATTTTACGACGCCCCAGGGGCAATCTTGAGCACGGCATCCATAAAGACGATTGATAAGAGTAATGAACTTATCGACATCACTGGATGCCCCATATTTTACAATATGCTGTTCACAATCTTCCGGCGACCATACCTCATAGAAGTCATTCCAGCAGAGATTCAGCCATTCAATAAACTCTTGTCTCACTTAGGCATGACCTCCAGATAATGATTGATATACCAGATCGCTTTCTCAAGGTCCTGTCGAGTCTTAGCGGGGTCTTTCTTTCCTGCGCGGCAGATGTATTTAACCGCATTACCAAGACAGAAACCGCGGATACCATCAGGACCAAGCTGGTCTTCGATAATATCAATGACCTCATACTTCCCACTGGTATAGTGGGAAGGATGATTTACAGGGTCATCATTGGGTACCGTCAGAATGGCGTGTTCAATATATTCCTCGCCAGGCTCAATGGGAAGACCATCTCGGTCATAATAAGAAGAAGAAGTTCTATCAGTCGTCATTTTCGTTGCTATCCTCCAATGTTCCAGATTTTCTTTCCTTCTGGACTTCAAACTTACCAGTAGGAAGAATCTTTGTAATCTTATATGCTGTGTGGCGCATAGGACTATTCTTATAGGTCTTAGCAACGAAAATATCGTCTTGACGCATACCGTGAATAATCAGAGCAACGCCACGATTCAACCAACTCTTTTCAACTACTTTCTTCTTGCCATCCACTACTTTTGAAACCTGCTTATCGTAAGATGCAAATTGCTGCTTACGGAATTTCACTTCAACAGGACCAGTAGCAGTTAGCAAAGTAATTGAACTGTGGAGTTTGTCTTTTGCAATGGCATAGCCGGCAATCATTGTCAGCTTATAGATGGGAACTACTCGGCCGCTCGGAACTTTATACAGACTACCAACTTCAGGTTCAGTCGGCAAATCATCAAAGTTGGAGATATTATTGACATGAACCATAGGGTGCTCCTGGAAACAGAGGCCCATAGTCTCAATCTCCCATTCGGCATAACCTTGCTCCTTATTAAAATACTTATCCAGCCAATCAGAGATTTGCTTATCATTGACGGCCTTAAGCATTTCCTCTTGATGCTCTTTAAGATAATTCTTGATGCAGAGCATCCAACTGTCGAAATAGGATTTCCAATAAAATTGGGGCAGCTGATTCTCGTTATCAATACAGCCTGTGTCAAATTCGATTTCTTCAAGGAAATCAAAGCAACGACTATTAAGAGGATAATAGTCAATCTTTTCCCCAAGTCGTTTTTGCTCGGCGGCCTTCAGCTGATTCATGTAATGAGTAAAGTTATAAACTCTTTGAGAGAATTTTAACTCCTCAGTGTCCTGCGGCCAAAGGCCAAGTCTACTAATCATAAGCAGATTTTGACCATTTAGTCGGCTCTTTGTATCAGCTTTAATCTCTGCCAATTCCTTGATTATATCTGATCTCAGACCGAATCTGTCGAATGCTCCAGCCTTTACGAGTGTCACAATTGAAGTGACATCAGCGGCAGTTTTCTCAATGAAATCCTGCAAAGATTCGAATGGGCGAAGCTCGAAAATCTTGGCCATAACCTTATCTTTGAGGCCCTTCACGCCAGCTAAACCATAGTGGATGGTATTGTTTTCGCTATCAACAGAGAAATCTGCCTCACTTACATTGATGTCGATAGGAGTAATATTCACTCCTTGACTCACCAATGTAGCAACTGCTTTGGCAATCTTGTTATAGTTGGCGCCCTTACCATCCAACGCTCCGCTTCTCTGAAGGAGACAAGCGCATTGCCAATAAATTGGCGGGAAGAGGATACCACCCATAAGGATACACTGGACGCCGATAATAGAATAAGGAAGAGCATGATTGAGGGAGAAGCCATATCCGAGAGACGGTTGAATTACTACCTTCCATAGATAATCTTTTACCTCCTGAGTACCTTCACATTGAGAGTAGAATAACTCTTTCTGCTTGGTAATCTCATTCATTTTCTTCTTCGCAACGGTCTTACGAAGCGCGTCAGCCTGCTTCAAGGTGTATTTAGCCAACAACTGGCTCAATACCATAAAACTTTCCTGTGTCGCCGCGCAACCATTGTATCTATCGAGTTCCTGGTGCATGATGTGACGCTGTTCATCACTTAATCCAGCCTTAACCATTTCCTCTTCAAAAGACTCTGGATCATCTTTGATACGGCAGAATCTCTCAATCTGGTCTTCTTCACCTTCTTGGGTCATCAGACGAATCAGGCCATTGACAGAAGTAAGCTCGGCAAGGTTATGAGGGTGAGTCGCCAGGATACCTTTACGACCAGAAGCGGCATCCCATTGGAATACAGAGAGCACCTCATTGTTATAAAGTTTCGCCCAGATTTCAGGGTTATTAAAGTCAATGGTATTGGGATTGATATACTTACGGAAACACTGTTTAAGTGTCAAATCCTTATCAATCAAACCATCTTTCTTCAACAAATCAAAGCACGCGGCCTGAATATCGAGCGTGGACAGCAAAAGGAAATCGTACTTGTAACATCCAGCCTCTTCCACTGTATGGAGGTCTAAGGCGGTGCACATATCGCCGTTCGGCGCACGCATAAGAGAACAATGATTAGTTAAACGGTCCTGGTCGTCAAACAAAATCACGGCAGCAGCGTGCGTTCCTGATCCGACGATTAGACCCTCAATCTTTTTGATAATGTCCAAAAGACCGGGATATTGGTTGCACTCCTTGATAAAACTGTGGTTGACAGAATATCCCGTTGTTTCATCGCCTTCGAGAGTCTGCTTGAGTGTTGCAACGAAACCGCGCTTAATCTCAATAAGACTGGAGAGATAGGTTGAAATATCGCTGTCCAAACCGTTAGGAAATTCCTCACTTCTGTAACCACGAGCGGCATTGCCAATGGCCGCTTTCAAGGTCAATTTACGATATGTGGCTACCTGGGTCATACCCAGTTCGCCGCGCTCTTTTCTTATTGCGGCAAAAAGTTCAGGACGCTTAGAAGGTTGAAAATCAGTGTCAATATCCAGAGGAGAAGTACGAACTTTGTTAGCGAATCGCCAAAAGTAGAGGCCGTACTGAATAGGATCACACTGAACCACGTCCATAAGATAACAGAGGAGAGAGCCGGAGGCAGAACCTCTGGAGGGACCAACAGCGCAATCAATACTCCAAGCCAGCTCAAGAAAATGCTGCATAGTATTAAAGTACGCGAAAAAGTTGTCGTTGAACGCTTCCGACTGGAACTTGAACGTATCGAACTCTTCCTCTAAACGCGAAAGGTATTCTTCATTCCATTTGCCTCGCTCCATCAGACTTTTAAGGCAATACATCGCACAATAATAAGTCTGATAGTCTTTTTCATGTGTCGCCCACCAAAGAGTGGGATAGTGAGCCAAATCATCAACTTGTTCAGCTGTAAAGCCAACATTGATAGGCGGCAATTCAACCTTAGGGATACGAGGATCTTGCGCCAAATCATAGAACTCAATCTGGTCGGCGATATGAAGAGTATTCAGAAAACATTTGTCTACAAACTGTGGACGAATATCCATTTTATCCATAAGTTCATAAATTTCTCTTTCATCCATCATTCTGGCGAAAGTATAATACTCTTTTACTTCACGATCCTCTTGTTTGCTTCTCAGAAAGGCTTCGAAGACTGGGAAGTCCTCTACGTTCTGGTAGTGCGCATCGGTTGTGATGATGAACTGCGCCCGGCCGTTATAAAAGTCAACAGCGCGTTGATTAAAAAGAGTTTGATCCTTACTATCAGAAGGTTGAAGCTCAATATAAAAATCTTCGCAACCAAACTGATTATTGCACCATTCGATGAACTGCTCTGCTTTATCGTATTCTCCATTGTTAATCAAAGTGGGGAACTCGCCGCCCAGACAGGCAGTAGAAGCAACCACATGACCGCGCGCCCACTCCATAACCTCCTCGATGTCAGACTTAAGAGTAGGTACTCTGCGTTTGCCCCACTTGACAGTTGAACGATACCATGCGCGAGTCGATAATTCAATCAGAGCTTGATAACCAATCTTATCCTTGGCAATCAGCAGGAAGTGATAATATTTCTCTCTCTGCTTATCGTCAGGATCATAGCTATCGACGAGGTAAATCTCGTTGCCAATGGCAAGAACGAAATTATCACCGGCGTCGCGCAGTTTCTTTTGCATACGATTGATTTCAATGACTTCTGAGAGATTATCGTGATTTGTAATGGCAATACCGCGCATACCGAACTCTTTGGCTTTATTCACAAGGTCTTCCAGCTTATTGATACTGTCCAGACCAGTTGTGATATTGCTGTATTCAGTATGATTATGGCAACCAAAGTACATTCACTCATCTCCTTTTACTTTGTAGATGTGATATTTACGACTTTAAGTCGTTTTTTGGCTCTTGAAAGGCCAGTATAGAGGAGCGGCTTATCGAAGCGCTCAAGAACATAACAAACATTCTCATATTCAGAACCCTGGCTCTTGTGAGTAGTAATGGCATAACCATAACCAATATTCACAAAATAGAGCTGAGGTGTTGGGGGAAGATGGTCAACCAGAAGATTAGCAGTATCTCTGTCAATTCTTGTCATCTTTTCGACAAAATCAACGAGAGCATCTTCTTTATTGGTCTTTGACATACCAATCTTGTCAAGGTCAACAATATATTGATCTTTCTGCTCCTCACTCAAAGAAGCATTCTCAATAATTGTATGAGCCATCTTCCAACGCTCTTCAGATGCTTCTCTGAGAGCATTATTGTAGGCAATGTATTGAGCCGCAAATCTCTGCTCCCAAATATTGCCGCTGGACTTTGGCATACGATTTTGCCACTTCACACAAACATAGATTGGGCGTTTGCGGTTCTTTGCGTGCTCAATCGCATCAAGCAAATCGGCAAAATACATTACATCGCCGTTGTAAATGCCTAGGGGATTGATATTGTCATACAGAAGAATCTTGTCGTGGAGGTCTGGATAACGGTCTCCGCCGATACAAAGATGCTCATTGATTTCTGCACACAACTTATTGGTATAACAGATAATCTGCCATTCAGGGTCGGTCTCAATCTCGGCTTTGGAAGTTCCGTATGAAATATCTGGAGATTTCTCTGCCCAATACTTGATACGAGAGAGAAGTTGCTGTTTGGACTGAGTGAAATCTCTCAAGTCGCCGCACAGCAAAGCGATGTCGTTATCAGACCTCAATACCTTATGCAGCTGGAGATGCGCCAGAGTTTTCAAAACCTTGACGCCATAGCCAGAAGTGTAATTCATCTTAGACACATGAAGATCATGTCTAAAAGAATTAAGGTCATTTGCCACTTCTGATGTATTGACTTCTGGAAGTTGACATTCATCGCCGCAACCAATAACTCGTGCATTGGTCATCATCCACCATTGAGAAATGAACTGCGGCACCATAGAAAGCTCGTCAACAAACAGAACATCATATGGAAACGCCCTCGGATCACGCCAAGTATTTGTGAACTTGGTACTTCCATCAGAAGTTGTGCCCAAGACGCTACTTTTCTTCGTAATCTTCGTCACAGTTTCAATGCAGAGCTTATCTTTATCAAACTCAAGTTCTTTTTCCTCAATCGCCTTCCAGACTTTATTTCGGAGAACTGAAGTTGCTTTGCCTGTCATTGCGGTAACTGCAACTGCATACCCTTCACTGAGAAGTTGACAGATAAGTTCACAAATTACTGTTGTTTTACCCGTACCGCCAGAACCAGAGATAATGGTATTATGCCCATTAGGATCATGGACTTGCTCCAGAACATAATCCATTACTGCTCGCTGTTCGGGTGTAAAAGGGACCAAATTGTATCACCTACCGTATCACTATTTTGCAATTTTAATGCAACTTGCGAGACTCTTTCGTCTTTAACAAAGTTGGTTCTTCTTGGCATCTCGCCCAAATCTTGCGGCTCTTCCGGCCAGAGAGGACGACTTTTATGCGCGGCTTCCAGTAGCGCCAAGAACTTTTCTTTACCTTTATCTACTGGTGCGTCTTTGTGGTCAAGCGGCACTCCAGTATTTGGAATGTCAATAATCCTATAACACTGAAGTCCACCTTCATCTTTTATTTTCGCCGCCATACCAGTTGTTCTCTTATTATAGAGATACCAGTCATGGTCTTCGTCACTTTGCTCTTGATATTGTTTATCAAAAGCAAAGAAGATTTTTCTGGCGCCCTGCTCATACAACATATTGATATGATTAACATGACAACCAAAAGTATGTGAGGCAACACAATTCTTGATACCCCACTGGTGCGCAAGCATTACCGACTTGGCACCCTCAAATATGATCGCTTCCCCACTTTCCTTAATGTAAGGAGCAGCAATGTGCAACCCGTACAAATTAAGGCTATTAGGGAAACTCCAAGAAGTCTTTTCTTCATTTGGCAACATCTCCCTATATTTTTCATCTCTTATGAGAGGAACATACTTTGCTCTTGGAAACCACATCGCAGCTTGAAACGGCGCGCCTGGATAGAGTTTATAGAAATCCTTTCGCAACATCCTGAAATTTCTTTCATATAAACCAACTATCTTACCATTGACATTATGGTGAGGAAGAATGATTGTGCCGTTCCTTGGGAAATACGCTACATCGTATTTCAATAGAATATCAACATCAATCTTGTCCTCTGTATGCCATCTCAACTTTCTCATTACATCTGGCGCTTGAGTGAATTGCTCTTCATAAAGTTCATCAAGAATATCTTGTCGAATTGGCTGAAGAGGTTCAATATGCTCAATCTTAAAAGGCCGCTCTTTGTAAGAGAAGTCAACACTGATTGGTACGCGCCCAGTTAAATCAATTCGCTGTCCGGCGATGTAATCTTCAATGAACTGCTTAGCAAGTTCTGGATCAGGCAAGTCAAGTGCTCGCTTAACCCAAGTATGAAGCAGCATACCACCGCCACACTCACTGAAACAGTTGACTTTCAGAGTTGATGGGTCAAATAACGCTGAATGATTCTCACCATGATGGCACAGGCCGATAAGCTGTATTGCACGCTTACCGGCACTGTTGACCCATCGAGGTTGCGCTCTCATATACTCAAAAAAGGAGAAGAAGTCGTCTCCATTGAGTAAAGCAATCTTTTCCTCATATGTCATTGACTTCTTCTCCTTTCAGTTAATTAGAACGCGAGGTCAGGCTCCTTGTCGTCCTTCATGGCTTCGGCCTTCTTCTCCTGGAGGTTGGCCTTGAACTCGTTGTACTGGTCAACGGTAATGTCAGCCTCGTCGCCGAAGGTGTAGGGAGTAGGATTGATGCGAGTCACGCACCAACGCAGGTTGGTGAACTCACGGTGCTCATCGTCGCCGATGGCGTTGGGGATAGTCACGGAACGGACAACCATAGTCATCTCGCCGCCGACAGACACGAAGTAAGGCATATCCTCGCTTGCCTGGAGGCCCAGGAAGTAGTTGATAGCCGCCTCCTTGCGAACATCGAACTCAGCCTCGAGAAGGACCTCGTTGTACTCGTCAACCACATAGCCGTGAACACGGACATAACGGTCCAGATTGCGCTCGGGGTCGGCCTCAATCTCACGGATGTTGGTCATCAGGTAGTCGCAGCTCCAGGTGTTCTGGTAGACCTTCTTGGTATTGGCATTGATGAAGGTGGCGTTTACGCGCTGAGAGCGAGCAGGCTCGGGATCATTGGGATCAGGATTGCGGGGAGGGAAGTAGCTGATGTCGATGGTGCCCTGGATAGCCAGCCACTCACCGTTATCAGCGCCGACCTGGAACTCACCCTGCTCCATCTTGTCGAGCATGGTATAGTTACCATTGGCCTTACCGGACTTCTTCCACACAGGAGTGGCAAAGACACGAATCTTATCGACGGTAGTGCCATTCTCGTCAACAATCAGAGAAATGGTGCCGTTGATGAAATCGTCGCCATTCTTGGTAGTACCACGATTCAGCTCGTAGCCAGCGAGACGACCAGACAGATTTACACGATTAAACTTTTTCATGTTTGAATCTCCTTTTATTCAAGATTTGCTTTCAGAGAGGTATTTACTTCAGCCAACAGCTCTGCCTGATGAGGCTGGAGGGCGCCGACTTTCTTGCCGGGGCCGAGGACAGTTTCGATGACAGCACGAACTCTATCGGCTCCATCTTCGGGATATTTCGCCATCAAGTCCTTTGTGAGCTTGTCAAACTCGGTCTTGAGGGCAGGGAAATCAAGGATTCTCTCATCCTCAGTCTGAATGGTTACGCTGGGACCAGTTGCCTCGACAGCTTTAGCTCCCTGCTTTTCGGCGCTCTTCTCAATGGCCGCAACCATGACCTTTTCCAGATTGTCGTAAGAACAATCAACGGAATCAACATCAGGTGTCCAACGGCCGCCGGTTCCCTCAAATCCACCCTTGGGATTGAAGTAAATCTTGTGAGAGAAAGTACCGTCCTTATTACGCTCGCGCTTCAGATAGATAATCTGGTCAACGAACTTTTCGGCAACGCCGTACAAACCGGGACTGAGAGAAGTACCAATGTACTGCTTCTGAGTCTGGAAATCAGTCTTATCCTCGGCATGGACGATATTCAGAAGGATATACCCCTGATTGGCTAACTTCTGGAGCTGAATGCCCAGCTCGTTTCGCATGGCTTTTGTGCCCTTGCCGTAATCGGCGTCGGAGCCAAAATCCAAAGTGCTCTTGTCAGTGGACAACTTCTGGCCCACATACTTATCGAGCAGAAGAATAAGGTTTGTATAGGTGTCGATTACAACGGTATCGAACTTCTCTCGAGCCTGGGGCATACACAGCTGGATTACTGCCTGCTTGAAGTCTGCCCAAGAGCCGATAGGCACCGGAGTAAAACCTGTCAAACCTTCGCCACCGTTCTCGGTCATCAGGAAGATAGGACGAGGAGCCTGAGAGCCGAGAGTGGACTTTCCGGATTTGGACTTTCCGACGACCATGAAAGACTTTGACTTCATGCTTGCGTTGATAGTATCTTTCACAGGAATGTCAAAAATGTTTACCACGGAAACTTAACTCCTTTCTCATTTTCTATATTTATTATACCATAAAAATTTTTTTATGTCAACCAAAATTAAAAGTCATACTTGGTATCAACAACCGCGTAGTCTTTAATTTTTACCTATGGTGTAGTCTGATAACGGAAGGTATTAAGTTCCGCATCATAACCAATCACAGTGCCGACATAATACTGCTCTGTTTGCCCATCATAAGGCAAGCACAATGAGTCATATTCCTCTGGAGAAGAGGAGAAACTGATTGCAACGCAATCATGTGGTAACTGAATCTTGAGGGTATTCTTCTTTGGACCAACCAAAGAGAGAGTGCTCTATGCAATCTTAACATTTGTAATTGCAATGAGCGGCTCTTTAATGCCCTGTCCCCAATAATTAGAATAATCCGCAAGTTCTGCGATAATATCGGGGAGTTCAGGATCTTCGGCGTCAACGATAAAATCAACCATATACGCAGTCGAGGTATCAACATCGGCGTACTTTTCCTCGAAATACTTCTCGAGTGCTTTTACCGCATCTGCTTCAAAGGCAATACCTGCTGCTTGCTGATGCCCACTTGCGTATTTGATTAACTTACTGGCGTTACAATCGTCCTTAAAATGTTCAAAAGCAGGCATATTATTGGGACAACGCAGAGAGCCATAATAAGCGCCATCATCGCCGAGGAAAGTCAAAATACAAGGACGCTGATAGTAGTCAGCCATAGAGCCTGCGACCAGTCCAGTGAGAGCACGCCACTCCTTATCGAAGTCGTCGATTGCGAGAAGAATAACCTTCTTTTCATAGAGCTTCTCTTCAGAAACCAAATCATGAATCAAAGCCACAAGTTTGTCGACACGGCGCTTCTGTCTGGACTTGCAGTTATTGGCCTATCTTGTCATCTCGACAACCAGGTCAACCTCACCAGTATGGCCACGAGCACCATCCTATACTTTCATTCTCGAGTCATCATCGAGAAGTGAACGGAATACCAACTCTTTCTCTTCCATACTACCGATACGGTTTACAGCATTAAAGAGCGGTGCTACATAGAAAGAAACCACATGAGGTGTCAAATCTACATTCTAAATCTTATAGTTGGCGAACTTCGCGTATTCAAGATAATAAGAACGCAGATTTTCGGGTTTTAAGCCTTCAAATACCAAGAAGCGCGTCTCAGCAGAACGAAGATCCATAACATCGGACACAAGGCCGAGCGCCACAATGTCGAGATAGTTGTCAGCGCAAACAAAGGTAAGCATATCGTCAAACACGCGGCAAAGCTGATATACAACGCCTACACCGCTCAGGTCCTTATTCTTATACCGAGAGGATTGCTGATTATTAACCACGATTACCTTCTCGCCGTCGCCACGTTCGCTCATGTCGTGGTGGTCAAGCACTACTACATCAATCCCTGCACCGGTGAGGGCCTGATACTGTTTATTATTACCGCTTGCGTCGGGGATAACGAATAGGTCGGGTTTGATAGTGTTCAGCACCTTATCCATAACCTCAGTATCATCAAGACCGTGAATCTTACCTGTGTGCAGAATGTGGATAATCTCTGGAGAGCAGTCTACCCAGTCTCCATATTTCTGTTGCATCCGAATGTAATTGATTAAGAGCGCCGCGCTGGTGTATCCATCCATATCCACGTCTACGAGAATAGCAATCTTATGATTTGCCTCAACGTGTTCACGGATTTTATTGGCAGCCTCTTTGATATAATCGAGATCGTATGGAGATTGAACATCTTCCCAACTTACATCAAAGAAGCCATCAATGTCCTATACTCCTCGATTTGCCAGAACCTACTCTACTGGCGAGAGCTTCCTGCCGAACTTTGAAATATCGACGGAAGGAGCGATTTGTCTGATTTCTATTAGAAAGCACTCCTTTCAAGGCCATTCTCACGAATATAATGATAGCCAATACAGATACTGTCTACCACGTCTTGAATTACATCTGAGAGGCCATAATAATTCTCAACAAACTTACGGGCACCGGCTTTGCGTTCATCTCTTGAACGCTTATGGATGCCGCAAGTGTTTTGCCAAGAGGAGGGGGAGATAATCTCCACTTTCTTTCTATGGGCGGCAATTACTTCAAGAAGTACACCTTGCACTTGACAAAGAGTTTGCATTGTCTTCCAGTTATTCTCTGGACCGCCGCGCTTGTCTTCTTCGCCGCCGACAGGATTTTCAATGAGAATCATATCGGGATTAAATTCCTTAATCAAGTCCTCAAACTGCTTTCGAAGACTATGGAGGCGTTGGCCGCCGCGCAAAGTCTTTGGCGACGGCTCAACAGTACCCCATTTAACCGGAACTTCATCTTCCCAATATGACCAGCCGCTTACATTGGCTGCTTGGTCAAAGGAAAGGATTTTCACAGTTTCTCAATGTCCTCCTTGTATTGCTCATACAAGTCATCAAAGAACAAAGGAATGTTCTCGTGGAAAAGAGCAAGAGTCAAGAGAGCAACCTCTCTCATGTCTGGATGCGCGGCGGGCGCACAACGAAGGGCGAAGAAGTGACGCCACTCACGGATATTGGTGGTCATCACAATTTCTGTTTTCAGCGAATTTGGAAGAACGGCACGGGCCTGCTGAGGGGTGCATCCATTGGCAAGTAAAGCCATGTATTTGTCCTCAGCTGAATGCATGGCGTCGAGCCAAACATCATACGCAGGAGTTCCGCTTGGAATGGTAGAAGGTCTAATGACAGCGATTCCGCCACCAAACTTATCAGTCCCATAGTTGCAGTATCTTGTTGACTCCTGACTATAAGAGGCGATACGATGCCGTACAATTTCGTGGGTGACCCCTCTATCAGTAGTAATCCGTACCGTGATTGAGGAGTGTTCAATAACTGATTCGTGGCCTCTTTTAATAATTCCTCTGATAAACTTGTCATAGGAATCCTCCGTGATCTTATCCTCACTCTTGTAGCAAGTACGGCCTGCCTCTTCAATGAGCTACGCCATTGCTACACCATCGAGATTCTTATTCAGAATCTCTACGCTTGGCTGAAGTACAACCATCAGTCATCATCCTCCTCTGTTGGCCACTGGCCGGCAAAATCAACCTGAGTAGTCACCTTCAGGTTCTCGTCAACAACCTGACCCTTTGACTTCTTCTGCTTGACCTCAATAATCTTCTTAGTGAGGTCGCCCTCCTTTGCGGCTTTGTCGATAATCTCCTGAGCCTCTTTCTCAGTATCGACTCGCCAAATCTCAGTTCTGCGCATCAAAACTTT